TTATCAAAGATTAAATTAAATGAACCATAATAATGAATAGCATCAAGAGAATTATTTACCCATGAAGTTATATTAAGCACACACAATTCAACATTCTCTATATTGTCTATATTTATGTTATTCATGCATTCTCCTTTTGTTAAATGCCTAGCTGGCGTCCCTAATTAAAATTGTGAGGGGGAAAGTCTTTAAAAAACCCCCTCACTTATAAAATTAGATAATAGCAGTTAAATCTTTGGGGAGGAAACCTGCTATATCTATTTATTAACTACTAAAAAAATCTTGCCTTTCTTTATCATTCATCAATTTCATTTTTTTTATCAATTTAATTGCTCGTATATGTATCATTTCATCATTGCAATTCATAACCATTTCGGCAATACTATTATCATATCCTGAAATAGTCTTTTTATAAAAATATATCTTTTTTTTACATCTTCCACAAATCATATTTTGTGTTTTATTTTCTACTAAATATTTCTTTTTGCAATAGGGACATTCTAATTTCATTAATGAACCATAATATATAACTTTATTTTTTAAATATGTTAGTCTGTCCAATCTTTAATCCTCCGTGTATTTTTTTGAAAAATACCTTTAGAGATCCCTGTTGCCCCTTCTCTGAATTTCTCAATAATATGTTCTAAAACAACTTCGTCTTTAGTATTCATATCATTAATAATTTGATTTAATAAAATAATTCCGTCTGCGTCTTGCTCTATACTTCCACTATCTCTTAAATCTGACATGCGAGGTCTATTATCTGATCTTGATTCTGAAGCCCTATTAAGCTGATGTAACGCTATAATCGGAATTCCTAAATCCATTGCAAGTTTTTTCAATTCCCGGCTTATAAATGATACTTTCTCATACCTATTTCTGCCTTCATTAGTTTCAATAAGGCCTAGATAATCTATATATATTTTTTTAATATCATATTTATCTTTCATTATTTTTGATCTTATTTTAATGCTTTCTAACATTGTAACACTATCATCAATAATTGGGAGATTATCATATATTTTATTATATCCTTCAATATATGTTTTTTTTTCTTGATCATTCAATTTATTTAATCTTAATTTTGTACTATCAACACCACTTGCAATACACCCCATCAATCGTAAAACCTTTTCTTTTGATGCCTCTAATGTGAATAATACTGAAAAAATATTAAAATTAATATCCTTAATCATCATATTATATATTCTGCTACTTTTACCAATTGCAGGCCTAGCGGCAATTATAATTAAATCTCCATTTTCTAGCCCTCCATAATTATCTATATATTTGATATGACTTTTTATTAATTTTATCTGTTTCCCTTGGCCAATATCTGTTATTATTTTCAACGCTGTATCTTGGCTATGTTTAATCTCTTTTTCATCATCGATAGAAAGATCATGTATAATTTTTTGTAATTCTATCTTAACATCCACAATAGATGTATATTTAGATAATCTTAATTCTTTTATCTTTTTGTCCGAATATATAACTGCCCAATTAGACATTACAAAATTATAATATTGATCAAATTGATCATAATATAAAGCACTGTCATAAATTTCATAAAAATCATCTTCATTAATCTTTGTATTATTTTTAATTAATTCTAATACGTTCTCTTTTGTAAAACCTTTTGATCGTTTCCATTCCATACTTAAAATATTATAAAGTTCGTTACATTTGGTATTAAGAAATATATTTTTTATTATCTTTGGAAATAATTCTTGATTGTTTAAAACTATACCTAATAAACAATATTCACTATTCAAAGCCATGACTCCTGGAATGATTTTTTAACTTCGTCAGGGATAATAACTTTTTCATAACTATTGATATTTTTTTTATTTAAAATTTGTTGTGCTTTTATGTTATCATAACTCCCATTTATTAAAGCAGGTAAAAAACCATTATCTTTTAACCATTTATTTTTAAATGCAATATTAAAAAATAATTTACATTCTTCAATAGATTTAAATTTATTTAATAATAAAGATAGCTGTTTAAGTTGTTTATTTGATTTATATATCAAGTTATTTATTTGTTCTTGTGTATAAATTTTTAATAAAATATTATTATAAATCATTTTATAATCATTATAATTATTTTTAATTGTTTTTTTATTAACACTTAAAGCATTTATAGTATTAACACTTAAAGCATTTGTGTCTAATTTTCCACTGTCTTGATTTTCCACTGTCTTGATTTTGGGACTCTGGATAATATCTGTTTTATTTTTTGACCATATATAATTAATTCTTACATACCAACCAACAACTTTATTTTCTTTATTTATCCGTTTAATATTTTGTATAAGACCTATATCTTTTAAAATTTTTTTTGCTTTATAAAATTTTGTTTTACTCCATTTTAAGCCTTTCACACAATAAGTATCCGTACATTTAGGTTGATTTGTTTTTTGCCATTTTGCAGTATAATAATAAAAAGTATAAAGACCTATCAAATCTGAAGCATTACTATATTGTAAAAACTTTTCTATTGTTTCCTTGCTTAATATTACTAATTGATTCTCTAAAAAATCAAATTGATCTATTTCTTGTTTAATTGGCTCATAAGTCTCAATTTTGAATGTTTCATTATTTGTTTTCTGAAATTCAGTTTGTTTATTTACTTCCACTTTTTAACTCCTTAAAAATAAAAAAAGCCCCTTATTAGAGAGATGAAAGGCTCGGACAGAGACCTAACACCCCCTAATAAGAGGCTTTTCATTCTGTCCGATACCAAACATATTATAATATTTTTTCAATTTGTCAACAAAAATATTTACTATAATATTCATAATCTTTTTCTAGTAATAGTTGTTGATGCTTTTTTATAAGATCATCGTTTATCCATTTTGGAAAATCATAGTTATATAGAATATATTCTGAACAATAATCCATTTTCAATTTTTTAAATATTATACTCATATTCTTTCTATTAATATTTATTTTATACCCTCTCCGTTGCCATTCTTCAAGATGACATAATATATATTGTAAGTAATATTCAATATAATCTTCCCATTGTTTTATATTAGGATGATTTTTAACCGATTTTTTAGGGTTTACAAGCTTATCATTAATATTTAATAGGCTAGCTATGCCATGAATGTTTTCATAAATATTAGCTTGCAGTCTATTTCTATCTAGATAAGATGCTGATTTACAAAAATCATAATCTAATATCCAATTTTGCATTATTATCCCTTAAAATAAATTAGCCCCCCTCAGATTCGAACTGAGATTCATGAGTTTCTAAAACTCACGGCTTTACCAGTTAGCCCAGAGAGCCATTGGGTATAAACGGGATTTGAACCCTGACCTTTTGATTCACAGTCAAATATGCTACCATTACAACATTTATACCATAAGCCTTGAATAGACTTGAACTATTATTACAGGATTCAAAGTCCTGTGTCCTAACCAATTGGACGACAAGGCTATTCAGCGTGGGTGGACTCGAACCACCGACATCTTGATTCCAAGTCAAGTAGGCTACCAACTGCCCTACACACTGTATTACTCGAGGTGAGATTCGAACTCACACTTGATGGATTTTAAGTCCACTATCTCTGCCGTCGGATTACTCGAGCATAAAAAAGGCTTTTATCAAAAAGGTATAAGTGATCGGCAGAAAACTTACACACAAATTAATAAAAGCCTTATCCTGCCGATCTTTATTTGCAGGTATGGGAGTCGAACCCAATATTTCTAGCTCATGAGACTAGCGTGTAAACCGTTTCACTCACCTACAAACGATATCATACTAAAACCGTTGGATGTTTGTCAACTATTTTTTTAAATTTTTTATGAATCATTATAAATATCTTCAGGGACCAACATTAGAATCCCATCATCACGCCTGATCTGGAAAACTTTATCTCCAATTTCAAAACCCGACATTTCATTTATATGAACTTTCTTTCCCCTTATGCCATCCTGAGAAATGACATAAGGTTTTTTTCGTAGTAAAATACCTCTAGGTTGATTTATATTATTATCCATTAACTTCCTCCTTAACTTCTTCACCTTCAAACATGTTTTTTATTGTATCAATAGTCTTGTTATCATCTTTAATCTCTGGATATTCACGTCTTAAAGCTGTTTCAACTTTATAGCGTAAATGTGGATAAATCTTTAAAAAATACTGCCACCCCTTTTGATGTTGTGTTTCAATATGAGCTTCATTAGTCAAATGCAACCAATTAGATGCGTAATCTTTTTCTTCTTCAGGATTGCCACCCATGCCACGTGCCTTAATATGACACAGTTGTCCAGATCCATCACCTATAAAATCGCCAGTAGCTTCACAAATAGGATTTAATGATTTATATTCTGCCCCTGTAAGAACATCATCATGCAATATAATTTTATTATCATTTAATGATTGTTTCCACTTTAGCCAATAATCATGTATTTCACCTGGATTTGTAACTGTAACACCATTGACTGACATCCGGTTAAATATCATATCAACCCATTCTGCCATTTGTTTTGTATTAAACTTACTGGTAGTCAAAATACACGTAATTATTTTTTCGCCTTCTTTATAATCCTTGACATCTATTACTCTATATTCCGACTTAAACATATTAAGAAGCTCACTTTTAATTCTCATTTCAAATCTAGGTGCTTCACTTTCTAGATCATTTTCGTAAAGTTCCTGGCTGGTAAACATATGCTCCTTACTCCCTTTCATACCAGCATTTAGCTCATTTGATTCTATCTCGTATAATGCCCACATAAGATTATTTTGATCAAGTGTTCGTTTTTTATAATGTATTTCTATTGAAACATCGATATCTTTTAATTCTTCTTTTTTATTCTGTATCTGGTCTAATTTATTTAATACAATAGCCATCTTTTTATAGTAGCTTTCTTTTGGTTTTAATAGTAAATATCCTTTTGGTATATTGGATTGCCAGTCCTTCGACCAATTTGCAACAAACTTAATTAATGCCATAATGCCTCCAAAATTAACCATGCACAAATAAAACCAGTGACAATGCCAAAAATATAATATATTGCTGATGATAAAAAAATAAACAATAATATTTTATTTTTATCTTTCATAACATGCCTCCTATAAAAAAGATAGATCTTTAGAGTCTGTTGCAGCTGCGGTATAGCTTTTATAATTATGCCATTCACCTCCGCATTTATAGACGACAAATATCCATTTATCATTCCATGATTTAATTCTTCCCTTTTCCCTTTTGAAAGGAGTTTTATATAAAACAAATTTACCCACATCATTATCAGTTAATGTTTTTAAGTCTATCATGATATTACTCCTTTAGATATAACTTGAACCAGTATCTCCTCTTTTAATAAATTCTTCAGAATTATTGTCTTTCCATTTTGATAATTCATTTTTCCAACAATGATCTTTCCATTCACAATAATTACATTGCCAATCAGAATTATATTTTATTTTATTAAATTGAAATCCATTATCTTTAATCTCTCCATTTTTAATCGCCACTAAATAATCTCTTTCTGGTAAATTTTTTAATTCAACAGCTAATTCTATATCTTTTAACTTTTCAATAATTTTATTCATATCATATTCATACAATATGGTATTTGTTTTGCCATCTGCAAAAGTATTTATTACTTCAATTCCTTTTTCATGATCAATGACTTCAAACTCGCATCTATAGCCATTATCCCTTCCGAAATAACAATGATTAAATTTTTTATTAGGAGTTAATTTTATATAAATATAAATCTGGTCAAGATAATCTTTTTTTGGTTTATTATCTTTTGATATTTTGATTATTCCCCTTCCAAATAAAGATTTTAATTCAATTGCTTCTGAAGAATTATCTTCAAAATAAAGTATAAAATCAATTCTGCAACTGATAGGATATCTTAATCCATCAATATTAATTCTATATTTTTTTTCTTTTTCATAATTCTTCAATATTTTATTTTGAATAGGTTTTTTATTTTCAATAATATTTTTTAAAAAATTCTCAAAAATCAATTCCATCGATCTTCCAAATTTCATTTTTAAATTATTGCCAGGTGTTCTTAAATTAGATTTTTTTTCATTAACCCAGTTATAATATTGTTGCCTTTTACAAGAAGTCAGATCACTTGCATAATGTGATTTTTTTTGATAATCTTCTGATTCAATTAACCATTCATCAAATGCTTTCATAATTATCATTTTTTTATCTCCTTACAAACAAAATTTTTAATTGTAAATGTTTCCTCCTGGAAACCACATTGACCATCTTTTGTAATGCTTTTAGGGAGATCTTCTATCTTAGAATAAACAACACTGATAACAATTAAATCCCTTATATCAATACTTTTAGATCTATATTTAATTATAGCACCTTCAAAATATGATCCAATATAAGTAATGTGATCTTTCCATTCTCCAAAGATTTCTCGCAGCATTTTTCTTATTTTTGTCAAATTTTTTGGATTATGACTATTAACTTCTAGTTGTCTATTATTCAAAAAATACAATGAAAATTCTACTTTATTCTCTGTAATATAATTTTCAATTTTTTCTACAATAGATATTAAGCAATCTAGTTTTCCTTTAGTCTCTTTAATTTCTTCAAATAAATTATCAAATCTAATTTTGTTCATTTTGTCCTCCATCTTCTAATCTTTTTATTCTTTGCATAGCCAGGCTATGTAAAGTTTCGTGAAAATCTTGCAATTTAGATAAATCATTTTTTATGAAATTAGCATTTTTAACATAATCAACTTTTTCTTTTTCTTCAAATAAACTGACCTTATTATGCCTATTATTAAGTACCATCATAATTTGTTGATAGATAGCTTTATTTGCTTCAGGCAATTTGGTTATATCTTCCATATTAGACTTTTTATCATCTTCATATTTTTGATCTCCCCTTAGTTGCCCATCTTTACCATATTCTTCACCATCATTTGAAAAGTCAAGTCCTAATGTTCCAATAATCAAATCGATTTTACATCTTTTCTCTGCCATTTTTACCGCACGATTTGCACTTCCTTTAAGTGGTTTATTAGTTGTGCTATAAGTTTTTTCGTCAAATTCATAAGCACCTCGACCTTCTCCCCATGCAAATAATTTTACCACCTGTTGCTCATATTGCATGCCAACTTTCATTAAATATTGAAGTATCATCTTCAATAATTCCTGATTAATTAAATAGCCAACATAACAAACTGAAGGCTTTTTGCCTAACATATTCCATGAATCATAATCCGGATAGAGTTTAATACGGCATTCAATTAAGCTGGCAATTTTTTCCGCACCTGGTTTTAAAAGAGTATCCCTTTTCGAATCTGCATAACTTTTACCAAAGTCATAGTCCTTTTTTAAATTGTCTTTGATAAAAGTTTGAATTTCTTGCCGTTGCTTATTATACAGATCTAATCTTTCTTTATACATATCCCAAAGATTCTTTGGTATGGGTGGCAAATTCATTTCTTTAACAATGTTTTTTTGCTCGTCCATTTTTTATCTCTCCTTATTTCTTTTTTTTTATTTTTCAAATAATCAATAAGTCTATCGATTATTGTTAAAATATCATGTTTATTATGTCCTTCAAAGGCATGCTCAATATACCAACAAATAGTTTTAAAAGTCTGCAAAAACAAAAATGTTCTCCTTATTCCCAAGCACTCTCTTTCAAGAGTGCAAGGGACTAACAAGACTCTATGGCTCAAGGCAGGTTTAACAAACCTTCACCTAAAGCTTTTTTTCCTTCATATTCTGCGAGTTGCCTATCGTCAATTAAACATTTATCTTCTTCGAGTTTTTTCAACTCACCGACTAACTGATCTCTTTTTGCAATTAAATGTTCTAATGCGACTATTTCCTGGTCCATAACATAAATTTCTCTTTTAAGTTTTTTTATTTTTTCTTTTACCTTCTGGTCTTTTACAAGTATTCTTTTGACTTCTGTTACAACATCAATTACTTTATAATTTTTTTTATTTCGGGGATGTCCTTTCATGGCTTCATCATAAATATGAATTTTTTCCGCTTCTGACATTTGATCATTTAATTCAAAATCTTTTTCTCCAACAGTAAAAGTCATTTTTTTCATAATAGCCCTCCTTAATTACAAAGTTATTCTTTATATCTTTTCATTCATTTTGCACTCCCTAGAGTGCATACATTTTTCTTAGTGCATATATTACAAGGAGTACTTTTTGTGTAATGAAATTGACATTGTTTTGTAAGTTTCATAATGACCTCCTTAAAATAATTATTAAAGAAGCCCACTTAATGAGCTTCGTAAAATAATTATTCAATTTTAAATAACCTATCACGTGTTGTAATAACACATTTGCCTTCTTCAAGATTAGGAGCAAAACCCATAATATAAACCATGCCAGAATTATTTTTAGGATTTCCATTTCTTAAATATCCATCTTGTTTATATTCATCTTTAATAGGGTTCTCTTTTTCGATGTACTGTATAAGCTCATCTTTTTCAAACTCTTTTCCATTAACAATCCATTTTTCTTTTAATTCAACAGCCATAAATAACCTCCTTATTTAACACCTAAATTAAATTTATTTATGCCTTCACTTACGAAAAACATAAAATCATCCAATAAAACTTTATCTTTTTCAACTTCATAAAAAACAGGATTTTTGATTTCATCACTTATAAATAATTTGAATTTTAAAGGTAAGTTGTTATAAAAAGCATCCTCAAGATGTTTAATATAACGCTTTGCAATATGTTGTCTTGTTAGCATCTTCGACCTCCTAACTACTATTAATTATAGCACGCTTTTTTAATTTGTCAATGTTTTTTTATATATTTTGTCAATTTTTTTAATATTTTTTAAAAATTTTAATAAAAAGCAAATTTGCTCAAAATAAGCATTCTAAGCGTCCAAAATATTGTTTTGCCTTTCATTCTATATAAACATATATTCCGTTTAAAATAACCCCTAAAATTTAGCGCTGAGAGCATTTTAAAAGCATAGCTGGAATAAAAAAAGCGTCCTTGAATTAACAAAGACGCCCGGAGAAATAAAAAATGAAAAACATGAATGCCAATAACTTGACATTTAAGTGACTATCTCATTTTTTTAAAGAATTTTTCTTTTACCAAACATAAATATCATTTCGGCTTTTACGCCAATTCCCAGATCCTCAAATGGCTTTATATAAGGACCGGTTAAAAATATTATTCTATTATTCAAAAAACTTAATACTACATCCATGCCAATAATAAGATCAAAAGATATATCATCAAAAGAATTATAAGATAATATATCTGTAAATCCACCCATTGCATAAATACCAAATCCAAAAGGTCTATTAATTTTATTTAACATTTTACTGTTTTTTATAAGTTGGTTTTCAAGTTCAATGATTCTATTATCTTTTTCCTTAAGTATTTCATTTGTGGTTTTTTCCAGATTATCAAATTGTTTTTGCAACCTTTTTGCGAGTTCTCTATCCTTAATTATCTTTATAGTTTCCCTTATAATTTCAACTTGTTTTTGGCGTTCTTTCATCAATTTTTCAATGCGTTTTTTATAATCAGTTCCCATTAATAAATGAGAGTTGGCTTTCAATAAATGTTTAATTTTACATTGCTGTATCTTACCTGTAATGAGGCTATAAACAAGAATAATAAAAATAATAATAATTACTACGATACTACTTCTTAATATTATTTTTCTCAAAATATTTCCTTATAATATCATCAGTTTGTTCTTCAGTTAAGTTCAACCTGAAGAATAATATTGCCATACAAGCAAAAAGAATAATAGTTATAAAAAATAAATCCCTGATAATTTTCAAGGTTTTCATATCTTTACCCTCATAAAAGAGGGATTATTTTTTTATCTCAATATCAATTCCTTAAACTCTATTTTCTTAACTTTAATATATCTCATATTTAATCCTTATCCTTATTAAAATATTTTAAATTTGTTATCTTATCAAATGTATTGCCACCGATAAATATTGCTGTATTTAAAAGTATTGCTGCAATTATAATACTCCCAATAATACTCAATACATCTGATGCTTTCCAGAGAGTTACAAAAAACATTGATGTATATATAATAGTATTTAAGATATAAGAAGTTACTTTTCTACCTCTTAATCTTGCTTTTCTACGATCTTTCATATTATCCCTTTCTTTTCAAAATATCTATCTAGCATGAAAGGTTCAAAAAATATACGATGTCCTATTTTTTCATTTTTCACGAACTTGATCAAATCTTTCGCAAAATCTTCATTAAGCTGATTATCCATCATAAAAATTTCATAATGAGTATGTATCCCAGTTGCAGTTCCAGTCATTCCCTGGATAGCAATTAATTGATCTCTTTCTATATCTTCGTATCCCTTAACCAGATTTTCTTCATTATGAAAATAATTATGATATAAAGAAATACCTTTTATATTAGACACCATTTGAACATAATTACCTTCGCCAAAATTCCCAAATTTAGATCTTCGTATAATTCCTTCATATGCACAATATACATGATGTGATTTATCGTCAACTAAATCAACACCAGTATGAAATTCTTTACCTCCATATTTAGGATGTAGTCTTGGACCAAAAGGGCTAGTCAATCTTTGTTTCAATAATTTCATCTTCTATCTCCTTATGTAAATATATTTTATCATATTTATCACAATTACTGCAAGATTCTATAAGATATTTTTTTTCATCTATTAACTCAATTTCAGTATTAATATCACCTATCTTACAGTCAGGGCATTTCATTTTATCCTCCATTGCCTTGTTTGTGAAAAATACAACTTTCTTTTTTAAGATATTCCAGCATTTCATTAGAATTTTTTGATAATGTATTATATATTCTCAAACCTCCTCGTTGATGCCATTCATTTAATGGGAGAATAACTTTTGAATTATCATATAGGTTCTCTATTATCTCTGTTCCTTTTCGCATATACACATTAACAACATTTTGCTTGAATGCTATCCAATCATTTTGATTTTGATATCGGTATAAATCATTATTATGAATATATCGATCAATGGTTATATCTTCACATGCATCACTCATAGCAATTGCAATCAGTTTATAGTATTTCACATCAGATTTTATTTTAGAATAGGGAATATCTAAATTTTTATCTTTAATAAATTCTCTCAATACAATTTCATATAAATTACATAGTTCTACTACCATTGCATTCTTCATGTCAATTGCATTATTAGTTTGTGCCTTCACTTTTGTCATTTCTTTATTTGCCCTTGAAAATGATACCCATTTTGTTTTGACATTAATCCCACTAAATGCAACTGATAAAATTATTATCCCCATTAATATAATTTTCCATGTATCAATATTTGTAATCCAATTAATAATCTTCATAAAATCTCCTTAAAGTTCATCATCTATAGTCCATTGAAATTCAATTTTTGCTTGAGTACTTCCTCCCCCATTTGTACCTGAAACAGAAAAAGAAATGTCTGATTTTCTTTCAAATGTTGGGGTCTGGTTATCTCCTGCTGACGTTGCAATTTTATCCTTATTTGGAACATTATCATAAGTAGTTATGGTATAATTATTAGTTCTACTAACAATTGGTAAAAATACTATTCCTTTGACTGTACGTGCTGCATTATTAAGACCATCAAGAAATAAAATATATTCTCCATCATTTGTTATTGTTCCTGGTGCAACATCAAAATTATAAGATTTTTGATAGAATCTTTTACATAGCATAATTTCTGTTGTAAAATATCTCTGTGCATATGCTATCGCCTTATTGCCTTGAGTTAATCTTACTTTACTAATATACAATTCATCGTTAACTGAAGCGTCTGTATCATCTATCCAAAAAAATAAAGCAATATTTGTAGTAGAAGGCGTATCGAGGCTAATACCTTCTATTGTATATTCTGTCCAATTTGTTGTTAATGCTATATTTTCAGGTGTATTTTCATATGTCCAATTTGAAACTAATGTTGGATCTGCGCCTTCTGAACCCCATATGCTCACTACATCTGAAGTTACATTATCTAATGCCCCATCCCAAGCTAAGACTCCAACTCTTATATTTTCTATTTCTACCCCTGATCCTGTTTTTGCCTCAAAAGCAACTGAACACGTTGAACCAATTATGTCTATTGCCTCTCTATTTTCAACTATTTGTAATATTCCAAATTTTTTATTTGCCGTAGCAACCACATGCTTCATGCTAAAAGTAGCTCCGGCCGGTGCATCTGCGCTTCTCGAAACATCGACAATATCATTTCCATCACTTAATAATATCCATCGGTCAAGAAGATATGTATCGTCATTGTTTGCCGGATCTGTTGTAGAATCAAATGCTGATCCTCTTTGGATAATCATACCATCAGGATTGATTATATAATTTTTAAAATTCTCAATCTTAAAAGAAGAATAAGAAATTTTCTTTTTATTATACGAATCTTCAGAATCTTCTATTAATAAAACATCATCATCCACTAAAACACTTTTAGAACTCATTGTGTTAATTTCATTTGTAACAGATTTATTCAAAGCCCCATCTTTCCCAACTAATAATTTCCAATCACTAGGACTTGATGAAGGCGTATTGCCTTGATTAGGAGATCCCCCTGTGCCTGTTAATGAAATATAAACATCTTCATTAGAATCTCTTACAATTGAACCAATATAATATTCTTCAGTCGAAAGATATTCAGCAATACCATTCTGAAAAATATAACTTAATTGACTTGTAATCAAAAAATATAATGCGTTAATATCCTGTATTCTTGGTGGTTCATTGGCCGATGCTGTAATAGCATATAGCCCCTGTAAATACTGAGCCAAGCTTTGAATATTGTCTAAATCTTTAGTTGTAGTTGGCGCTCCAGCTGCTTCAGAACCTATTCTCCCAAATTCGCTAGTACCACCTGTCGAACCGAAAATTTTTTGTAAAACTCTAGATAATAGTGCCATAAGTTAGCCACCCCCCTTGAGGAACATCCCCATATTTTATATAACCGTAAATGAAATCCGGATAAACACCGCTATATGTTGCATAACCAAATAAATGATTTATATCTGGTGCAAAACTAACAGTGACGGCAACGCCAGCCGGTTTCGGTAGTAAATTTTCAGAAACTAAAATAGTAACCATCCTTTCTGAAGACTCATTAAAAATATATGCTATAGACATATTTCCACGATCAATAAAATCACTAAATATAGCTTGATTTGGAAAATATTTATAGATAAATTGATCAATTTCATAAGCTGAATGGTTTGAATTGTTTTGAATAATTCTCATTCTCATTACAAATCTAAATTCTTCATCTGTAAGTTCAAATAAAGATTGACTAGATTCTTCATAAGTCCTTATTTGAACATCAGGCACAATAGCACCATATACAATATAATTATTAAAATCAAAGGGTGATGTATCTCCATATTCACAATAACCCCAATAATCTCGAATAAAGGAGGTCCCTGTAATAGTTCTATCAACGTCAAGATATTTTGCAACTGTATCTTGCTGAACTCCAATTGAATCATCAATAGAAAATCCATTCTCTATATCAACTAAAAGTTCAAGTATCATTAAAATTTTTATTAGGGCTTTAATATGCTGAGGTGCTTTTTCTTTTGTTTTATATTGTAAAATAAGTAAATTAGCATAATAAATAAGCATTTCTTCATTTGTCATGTTATTGTAATCCTTGCCGTATCATTAATAAACTTATGTTTTTTAGAAGATGGTGTTTGTGTTTCAGCCCAACTTGCCCCATCATCCGAAATCTGACATCCAGTGATAATATAATCTTCATTCAATGATTTTACAAAACTTATAATTTCATCCGTAGAAGCATCTTTCCCCATTTCCCATAACACATATTGAACTATTTGTTGTTTCACATAAGTTGGATCATAAACACCACCTGTATAAGTTATCGAAAATCTAATATATAAATCCTGATTTTCAACTCTATCAAACCGTATTAAAAATGTTCTATTCCTGGTACGTGGAACATAAACCTCAGTATCGCCTTTCATTCCAGATCCACTGGATTTTTTTTTATATATTGCTAAAGCAATCTCATCGTCGTCCCCACCCTCAACAATACACCATATAGAATGTGCTGGAATTCCATCACCATCAACTGAATCTGTATCATTTTCATGAACCACTGCATCTGTCACATCATCGACATTAAGAATCGCTGCTTCAATAGAATCCAGATATCCTGATGCTGACAATGCAACCGAGCCTCTCCTACGGCGTTTTAAATCAAAATCGCTTTCTTCATCGACTCCAACACTATTAGCTGAGCTTGTATTGGTTATTGATAATACTCCTGCAACTATTGTTACTGGCGTTGTAATAGTTAAAGGAGTAACCTCAATAATTCCGATTTCTTTTGCTCTAAATGTAAAAGTCAACTCCTCAGTTGTAGGATGAATAATATTTTGGCTTTCAAGTAAATAAAATTCATTACCTGCATCATCTTTTACTGTATATAAATTTGTTACAGTAGGTTCAAGTTCGTCTGCCTGATCGTCAAGCCCCACCAAATTTAGTGATCTATCTATTGTAAATGTAATATCAACATAAGTATAAGTACCTGAATTTCTTTCAATTCCATTTATACCAACTCTTTGATCCAAAATTCTTCCTTCTGCTTCGTCTGGATCAAAAGAAGTATATACTTTCTGAACTACTTCTCTAATATCTATACCACCCTGGCAATATATATTTATAGACTGTCCATCTTGAGAATTCTGATCAACATTTATATCATCACCATAGATGTCCTTTAAATCACCTACTAATTCTTCCCTTAATTCGCTTAATGTTTTTAAGGTTAATCCGGTAGCATCTAAAACATCTGACATTTTGTATCTCCTTAATAAATAAAATCTATATTTCCATATATAGTATAAATATTAGCTGTTATTGTAAGCTCTCTTTCTTCAATAGTGCTTTCATAAGTATTTATTTTAATAACATCCGCAGTCTGCAAAATAACTTGTTTTACATTTAGATCTAAAAAGCTTTTAGATCCTATATCTAAATAATTATTATAATCAACACCTGCATTTAAATCAAAAAAACAATCTCTTAACCATGAAGCCAATCTGGTTTTTAGATTTTGCTTTAAAGCGTCTTCGTCTTTTAGATAATCAGCTTTACCTCTTCCATATTGCCAATCTCCATTATCATCATTTCTTCTAATTATCATCATTTACCCTTTATTTGCGTACTTAAGTTATTTGTAACCGGATTACTAGCACTTTGCAATGATGTTGATGTTGAAGATGTTATTGTGCTACTTCCTGCCTGAACCCCTGCAACATCATGAGTATGAGCCTTAATTAATGCCAAAAGAATTCCCATTGCTGTTTCAAGGCTTGTACCTAATACATAAGCCTCTGTCCCATCATTAAATGTAATATTTCCGGATGCATCTATCTTAAATTTACCTGAATTGTTTTCTATCAAGAATTCTCCTGTATCTTTCATTATTACTGAAGCATTATCATTATAAATTTTGGACTCTTTACTTTTAGTATATAATTCAAAAGGATAATCATTTGTGATAATTCTTACTTTATCACCATCCAAATCTAAAACACTATTTTTCGGATTAATCCCTACCAATGCAAAGCCATCTGACAATGAATGTTTTCTAGTAGTATTCGGCTCGGCTAAATTCTCAGAATCCCACCATGTATCTATATCCCTATCATTAAATAATACCAGGCAATAATCATCTTGCTGTATAGGAAAATCAATATAAGCACCTCCGCCCTGTAAAACAAAAACCGGGCAATCAATTAATAACGGATATTCCTTTGATTCAGTATCACTTATTTTCCTTTTCATCTGGATCTTAATAGTACAACTCTGGCTGGCTGTATCATAACTATCAATTTTTCCTACCTGGATACAATTTATATTGGAAAATATATCTTTTTTCAAATTTGATAACAATGTACTTAAATTAGGAGGCGACACTGTTTTTTTTATTGTTGTATCACTCATTGTACCACCTGTAAATTTCTAGCCCCTGCATAAAGGCTAATTTTAGTATTAGACTCCCCACATTCTGCCCCTGAAATATTAATATCATGTTCAAATCCAATTATCTTATACTGCCCATTATAAATAGTAAATTTACTTTCTAATTGACAATAATAACCTATTTCAGCTTCAGGAAAAAATAAACAATCACAATCAAGAAAAGTATCCCTTCTTTTTGGTGTAGTTTTCAGTAATTGAGAATCCAAAACTATTACCTCATTTGAAATAACTTCATCATTATCTATTGCATGTATAGTCTCTTTATCAATAAACCATTTACCATTAGTTTCCTGATCCATGACTCCCTTAACCGGTCCAAACAAAACCTTCCCTCTTTTATTTTCACCTTCACCCGGTATGCCTATTTTACCTTTAATCATCTGTGGGAATGCTTTTATTACAGTATTAATCACATTTTCTTGAGGTGTTTCCTTCTGGACAGTTTCCGAAATAAACCCATTTTGAATGGCATATTGGCCGTCATATGCTTCAATTTGTGTGTACCATTCTGTGCCTTCTTTATAACTATAAGCTTCATACAAGTTTCCCTGAAATAAAGTTATCATTTTTTCATAACCTGCTTTTATGGTCATTTGCCAATATTCAGTAAAAGTATATCTATCTTTATATAATTTTGCTCTATTTAGTTCTGATAAATTTATTAAAGTTAAACTTGTAGTGTTAGTCGAAGCCAGAGTATTCCTTTTTATATTACACCTCATACTAAAAGGCGGTTTTATTGTGATCAATTCATTCTGAGGAGTTAATATTTGTATCTCATAATTTCTCATGAATCTTGCCAATTTATTCTCCCAACTCTAAAATTTCTTTTCTATCCTGATAATAACTATCTATCGAATCTTTTTCAGTATCATCAAGAATATATATAATTACTCTTTCTGATGAAAAATCACTTATTAGAAATGGCTCAACACCATCTGCAATATAAATAAATAACCCAAAAGGCAAAAGTTTTTTATATTGATGCAACAAATTTAAACTCTGGCAAACTCTCATTCCTTTTACAATAAAATCATTAAAAGTAATATCAATGAACCACATTTGTATTGCCGGCCTATAGATTAACCGAAATTCAATTATGCCATCATTAATTGGAGTTCTCCATTTTTGAGAAGCAATTTTTTGTAATCCACTAATCTTTTTCATAAATTTGTTCCTGTAACGCCTTCATAAAGATTTATTAATAAATCATCATCATCATCTGTGCCTTTAATTGTTCCATTATCAGATTCCTTTGTATCCTGTTGCTGATTTCTTGATGGCAATAAATCTTCATCAAAACTTACAACTGAAATTTCAGCAAATCTGGCTTCTTTCAAAGTTATAGAAATATCACAATAAGAATTAGAATCCTCACCCTGAACAAATGTAATTTCCTGGATAAGCATATTCTCAAAATATGCAAAAGGCGTTTGCACTTTTAACAAACTTCTATTGTCTTTCAATGCTTTTAATTCATTATATGCCACTTGCTGTAAAGTCTTTGATTGTCCATCCCCTGAAAATGACTTCACAATATTAGTAGTCTTTTGAACTATCTGTTTAACAAAATTATTATTTTTCTGTATCTCTCCTAATAAGTTCTGTTGTTTTTGTAATTCCTGTGGTGAATAATCTCCTAAATAAGCATCAACGACTGATAAAGAACCTGAAAAAAAGTTTAGATCTGCTCCAAATCCTGTAGGTTTTTTCCATACTAATTCACCTACAAAACCACTTAAAGTAATTTCAATAGGTCTATCAACAATATGATCATTAACAAAAGAATTATTTTCCATATAATGATCTGTAATATCACTTGATAATCTTACCTGTTCGCTTTTAGGTATATCAAAAACCCATCCATTTATTCCCTCAGCGTGTTTAGGTGATACAATTGCAGCAACCTTGCTATTAAGGTATGATCCTGCATTAAGTGACATTTGAACTCTTTCAGGTGTTATCAATCCAAGACTCAATTATTCACCTCCTAATTCATCATCTGCCTGATTAATAGCTTTTTGTTGTTTTTCTGTTATTTTCTTGGCTAATTTTTCTTCATCCATTTTCTCATTAGTATATACATCAACTCTTGTATTATAATTATTTTCTATATTTCCTTTCTGCTTTTTTTCTATTAATAAATTTCCTAATCCTTCAATACCCTGTAAACTAAGCATAAAAGGATTCTTTTTCATCCATTTTATATAATTTTCAAATATTTCTTTAGGGTCACTTCCAAAAAAATCTTTTAATCCTTCCTTCATAGATTTAAAAGCACCTTTAAAATCATGTTTTGTTAATTTAATAATAGCATCAATCGCATCCCTTATAAGCTCAAATAAAGTTTTAAGGTCATTAAATCCCTCATATATGCCACTGGTAAATTTTTTCATTAATTTTTCTAATTCAGGAAATTGTTTTAACATAATTCCAAATAAAGATTTTTTCCCTTGGGAAAATCTATATAAGTCCTCAATAACCGCTATAAGTAAAATAACTCCTGCAACTATTGTCATAAGAGGCAAATTCATCAAAGTAAAAACACCTAATAATATTAACATTGCATTTTTCCATCCAATAGTAGATCTCACAATCTTATCAATTGCTTCCGCAGTTCTTATTATTGCTCTTATAATTCTTGTCACCCAATCAAATAGTTTTTTTATACCTTCAATTAATCCCTGTTTATTTTGCCGTATCCATATCATTATCTGTTTATTAATCTTGATTATACTTGGTGCTAAATTAGCAGCAATCATGCCTTTAAGATAATTAATCGCACTTCCCAATTGTTTTGACGAAGCTCTGGCTTTATCAATCATATCAACTGCACCTTTTGGAATAATAAACGCCCCTTTTGCAAGGGCATCGAATTTTGTTTTGGATAACTCTAATACCTGGATTAAATCTTTACTTACACCCATTTGCTCAAGGACATTTTTTTTCATCCCTTGAGATAAACCTTTTGTTTTCTCTCTTAACTGTTCTAAAATATCAAAAGCATTTTGTCTTGGATCTATCCCTAATAATTGATAACCTGAAATATTGCCTTGACCAAGTTTAAGTTTTTCCTGATTGCTTACAATGGCCTTTATAGACTCTGCGACTGCTTTACCTGAATTATTAGTTTCGTCCGCTACACTTTGCCATCTTTGAAGTTTTTCAATAGATAACCCAGTCTCAGTATTAAATTGCTTTAAAGCAAATGAGGTTTGAATAGCACTATCCATAAGTTTTTTAATACCATAAGAAAAAGCTGCCACTCCGATAGAAGCGACACCTAAACCTATTTTAATGCCTTTTAATTGGTCGAGAAAAGATTGAGCTTTTTTTGAACTACCACCAGTATCTAAGCCTATTCTGGCAAATAATGTCGCTATATTCACTTTGTTTTCCTGTTTATTTCTATATAAACGTCCTCATAATCGATTAAGAACTTATTATATTCAAGTGCTGCTAATACATAGTCAACACGTCCTTTCAGGACTTTTTCGGGATTGCCTTCATAAAAGCCGGTTTTTGATACCCTTAAAGCAACTACCATTCTATCGCTGGCATTTATTTCGACTTTAGGAAGTTTTCTATCTTCTCCCCGATTCCCGTGAACGAGGAAAAGACTTTTGCGAAAAAAGGGATAAGATTAACCCTTAAGACTTCAAACATAATAGGATAATAATATTGTCTATTATTAACATCATCAAAAAAATCTCTATTAATTTTATCCGTTCCCAAAACTGCCCTTTCTGCACATATAAAAAGACAATTTCTTATAGCCTTTGAACTATCAATTGACAAAATTGCATTCAAAACTCCTGCCAAATCTTCACTTGCCAGTTCTTTTTTAAACACATCCCCTTCCAATAATTCTCCGGATAGGCTTATTTTACCCTCTCTTACCGCTATCTCAATGGCATCTTTCAAATCCATAGCCTCGTCAAAAGATGCCGGAGTTATTTTTAACTCTTTACCTGCAATATTCATTTTTATTCTCCTCTAAAATAATTATGATTCTATTCTGTCAGTATTAGCAAATAATATTGTCCACACGCATATCGCCTGATCTATATTTCCTTCTACATTTTCAGTTACAACTGGATATTTTTGAATTATTCCACCATTAAATTTATAAATATCTTTGGTGACGTTCCCTTTCCCATCACCGACATTTTTAATGAATTCAGATTCCATTAGGACAAAAGATGCTGGATCTTGTTTATACAAAATAAGTTTTGAATTAAAAAACTTATCATCAGGCGATCCCCTTAAGACTCTTACAGTAGCAACTGCCTGACTTCCAGTTGAATTATATGCATAAAGCACATTGCCATTTTTACCGACTTTTCCTTCTACCAGATTATTAGGAAAGTCAATGCTTACAACATCACCATCCCCTAAATCTTTTAAAACTCTATCATCAATTATGCTGGTATCTTTACCAGTTAAAACAACACTCATTTAATTACCTCCTTACGCTTCAATTAGTACTATAACATCTGAAGAATGAATAGCACCGCTTGATTTCGCTGCTATTTGAACTACAGGGGCCACCCTGGCTTCTCTTACAGTTTGGCTCTGTAATGCTACTGGACTTGAATATATAAAATATCCATAATCTGAAATATTTCTTATATGGTCCTCAGGATCTCCAAAAGTTGTAGAACTATTCCATGTACCAGGTGCGAAAGCACCATTAGTTACAAATAATCCCATAACCTTTCGATAAGCCCCCTTCAGTCCGTCCATACCTTCTTCAGTTTGTGGTATTTTAGTATTAGTCTGTGCAAGATAATTAAACCCTGCCACCTGTAATCTTAATCTTAATGCAAGCTGAATATAAATAGCGTCAAAATAACCATTCTGCCCGGATGTAAAAACCTTAGCAATTCCAAAATCAGCTAATACATCAACACCGTTATTCTTTGCAGAATCAAGATAAGTCTGTCCTGTACTTCCTGCAAATATAGGATCAGCATCTAACCCTGTGATATCTTTAAGATGCATGGTATGAACTGAATTCGATGCATCAAAGTTTATGCTTAATCCTCTTGATGCATAAGCAGCTGCAAAATCTAGCGCATCATTTTCAGAGTTACTATAAAATAAACATCTGGTATGAGTATAACCTGAACCCATAAGAGTAGAAAAAATCCCTGTAATATCCGCAGTCAAATTAGATCCTACAAAAAGCATTTTGTCATAACATTGTATTAATGCTGCCAATTCTGTTAAATTATCATCTGTCTGTTTTTCATTAAGGATAATTCCAAAATATTCTAAAAAATTTACAGTTCTTAAAACTGCATCTTTTACCCTTTCAACACCTGCATCCGAACCTGTCGCACTTCCTGATATAAATACCAGTGGACTTAATTCTGTTCCATCATATGTACTTACACCTGAATCAATCGCAATACTTTTACTTGCTCCTGTTGCAATAGTTTTTAATGTGACAACTGCTGAAGATATATCACCACTTACGGTAAAAACCAATCCTGCTGCTGTAACTGCCGTACTATTAAGGCTCGTTAAAATAGTTGTCATATCAGTAGTATCAATTTCACCAATATCAAGACTAGTAACTGCCCCTCCATCAACTGCTACTTTAATATAATAATCATCCGCAGTTAAAGAAGTAAAATTAACAACACTTGTACCAACAATAGTTGCTGGTTGAGCTGCCGCTGTTTGATTTCTAGGTATGATTACAAGGAAACCACTACCTGTAAGAATATTAGGTACTTGCTGAAATACCTTTACTGCCAGCCTATAAGTCTCTGAAGTACTCCCAAAATCACTTGCTACACCTGTAGGATCAAGATATATCCCATAATCCCCATATGTAGCAGATAAAGGCTCTTCGTCTGTAAATAATGCCAAAGCGGATGTATTAGCATTTGCAAGACCTCTTAAGGCTGCTAAAATAAAAACTCTAATTACATTTGCAATACTTAAACTCATTGTTCTATAACCTCCTGCCGTCTGAATTTATCGTAATAATCTATACTTGTCTGTTTTTCACGTATGCTCGAAACAACACAAGAAATTCTAAATCTATTTAAACCTGAACTCGCCTCAACCAAGCTTAAATCCAGGATATCAGTCATTCTAAATATCTTCATTTGATATAATTCCTGTTGTTGAATTGAATAAGTTGAAGTTAAAGCCATTACAACTTCTTCTTTCCTTTCAACCGCCTCTCTATTTTTAGATGTTATATTTATATCAACAGTAGTATGAGTAACAACTCTCTTTATTTCAACATCGTTTTCATAATCAAACTTATTTGTACTTGCCACTATTTTTGGACTTCTTATTCTAACAGTAATATAATAACTTCTATCTGAAGGTGGTGTCCAGTTTTGATTGCCAACCACCATACGACCATTTGGAGTACCCATTTCATGCTGTATCACATTACAAACTAATTTATCTACTTCCATATAACCTCTTTAAGCAGTTGAAGGCATAAAAGCCTCAACGCATTCATAATGATAAAAACCTGATACTTTCCAATCATGTATAGCCATAGCCTGAAAATTTTTATCATCAATAACAATCCAATCTTTTATTTTTAATTTCAAGGAACTGTCAACCCATATATCCCACCATATCCATTGCCTATCTTCTTCTGGTTTTTTATCAACTCTCTGAGGCGGAGTCGGTTGATAATTTACTCTGGCTGTCACCGGATCATTAGCAGTCAAAACAGTTTCAAAATCAACAGTAGTTTCCGAATAAGAAATAACTGTTTTTCTTTTTGTCCATCCTTTTAAAGCACCTCTCATATTGGGAAACATTATTAATCCTTAAATTTTTTTACTCTTGCTCTTATTATTTGATCTTCCATAACATCTAAATCTTCAATACCTTTCATATATCTTCTTGTATCACCTTTTATTACTGGCCTTTTTAAAAAATCCTTTTTCTTATAATCTCCTTCGGGATATAGTCTGTCTAAATAATCAATAGCCTGCTTTCTTTGCCTTCTTACTATATCTAACCTTTTGCTTAATTCTTTATCTGGCAATTTGTCAAAATAAGCCTGACTACTTTTCTGTTGCTCAGGTGTCATTTTAGTTAAATCTTTAGGGTATAAAGGATATTGTTCTTCTTTTTCCTTACTTTTTCCACGTTTCACAGTTACCCATTCCCCACCTTCTTTTTTGTATTGCTGGCCTCCCCACGTTCTCATAGTCCCTTCGGGCAATGCCTTCGCATTATATTTCCATAGTTTACTCAATATTTTCCTCCTACTTTTGAAGTTATTGTTCGCCTTAAATCACCCTGATCTTTAAGTATCCCTTCACCTTCTTTATTAGCAATTGTTACAGGATGTAAAGGTTGCCAGTTTCCAAAACCTGCGGTATCAAAAGCCTCTTGAATAACCCCTTCACATGCAATCCCTACTTCCTGCAGAAACTTAACTGCCGTTTTTTCATTAACAAGCAAAGGAAATCTAGCCTCTAACTGTTTAGTAATCTTTTTCTCATTCACCTCAATAGGCATCAAAATAAAACTTCTTTGTGGTATATGCACATATTTTGTTTTTGGGTTTAAATTTATTCCTATATAATGCAAAAATGATCTCATTTTTGGAGTTACTTCTATATCCGCACCAAACTCATGAACTGCCCCTATAGATGCAATGGATATATCTTTACTTTTACCCTCTGTTGTTTTTTCTCCTTTTTCATCACCTAAAATGCCTACATCACAAAAAAGTTTACTATTTAAACATTTAATCAGATTTTCTAATTTTGTAAAATCAGCTTTAACATTAACATTTTTCATGGAGTAGTTTTCCCCTCAACTGCATAAGCAGCGCCTATACAATATGGTTTAATCATTTGAAGATATTTTAATCCAAAGGAAGTAGTAGCATATATAGACAATTCCGAGTTGCTCACCCAATCTGGAATTTGTAGGCTTTCACTCATTCCACCAACAGATCTACTACTTTGAATAAAATTCGCCTGTGGTCCCATTCCCTGTTCATCATAATTAAGTTGACAAAAATGTGCGGACAGATAATAAAATGCTATTTCTGAAGGATTAATGCCATTTTCATCTGTAGGAAGTAAGTCTTGATTAAAAACTGTAAGTGCGTCATTTATGGCATTTTGAACATCTGTATCTGATACCTGGTCAGTTTCATTGCCAAATATGAAGTTTTTTGTAAATCTGGTTTTGAATTCTTCAACAGTTATGGTAGTCACTTAATATCTCCTTATTTCAAAAAGAGGGGATTTTGTCCCCTCTTGTATAAAAATATTTATCTCATTTAATACGAGAAATATAATACTTCTGGCTTTCTACTAATAAGAACACCTGAATATTGTCCATAAGCAGCCTGAGACCACTGAAGTTCATTCATAGTTTGAGGTCTAAGCATAGTCAAATCAACTGGAATTGACATACTTAAAGTATCAGGATCATTTCTATAAAGAATATATCTCTGTTTGTTTATACCTCTTGCTGTATTTCTAGCAGCCTCACAATATGCTAAAGGCAATATTTTAAAGTTCTCATTTCTGGTAGCTTTCTTAAAAGCATTAAGTAAATACTCTATTTGAGAAATATTAGGATAAGTTGAACTTACAGGAACAACAAGACCTAAATAATCACTTGTTGGCATTACAAAAGTGTCTGGAACTGCGGTTTCATTACAATTAGTATTATAAGCTGCCAGTATTCCACCAACAAAAGTTGCAAATTCTGAAGCACTCATTGTATTAATCGCCTTTGTGATTAAAGTAGTATTATCAGTAATTTCACTATCATTAAGTAATCCTGTCATTGTACTTATAATCGGATGTCCTAAAAAGCAGACTTCCTGAATACCAATATCCCAAACTTCTTTAAGCGATTTAAGTTTTGATTCAACTACATCCCATTTATTAAGCATTGCTGCCTGTTTAATTTCAAGAATTGTCCAGTTTGTAGATTTAGCCCAAAATTGCGTTGGCATTCTTAATGGACTTAAAGCTGTGTCAACATTAGAGATTTTTGTGTTAGCATTTGCATTATTAATATCACCCTGAAAAAATCCACCATCTGTGGTGAAAGTTAAATTCTGAACGATCTCGTCTGCATATGCAGCATCCCCAACATCAACTGGAACATAATCCGCAGGGGCAATCTTATAAAATTTTTGCTCAAGAACCTTATCTCTAAGATAAGTCAGAGTATCAATTATAATTTTGAAACCAGTGCTATTAGGATCTACTGCACCGTTCGCATTATAAAGTATGCTGTCTAAAATAGTTTTACTCATATCTTACCTCCTTAAGTTCCTGTACCTGCATCTGTAATTCTTACACGGATAAGCTGTCCATTAGATCCCTTATCGAGAGCAAACCCGAATTCTTGATAACCATCAACCTTTGTCATTACCTGTCCAGGTGTCGCTAATACAAGAGCTACTCTTGCACCTCTTAATATTGCGCCAGAGCATTCCATATATATGACTGCTCCTTCACCTGCTATCTCAACAACATCGCCAACGGCTGAGGTATTGTTTTTTGTTCTTGCAACCTTAGCACCAAAAATAATATCGTTATTTCCAGTTCTTTTACCTATGATAGGTAAACCAGCTGCATCATTCGCACCCAAGTCTTTTAATAATACACCTTCACCTGCCAGTAATGTATTCCCTTCAGTGTCCTGTGGATCATACCTACAAGATAATACAAATGGGTTAGGATTTGTTTGAAGGTCTAATTGACCAGGATAAGCGGTTGGACTGAATTGATTTGTGTATAAACTCATTCTTTTACCTCCTTGCCTGATCCGTATTTTTGTTTACCTTTGTTAATTCTGTCAACTTTTGAATTTACTATTAACTTTACATTTGCACAGGATTCTTTAATAGAATTATTCAAAGCTTTAAAATTATCATTAGGTTTTTTTGAATTTTCTTTCTGTGCCTTTTCATCAACAGTCTCTTCCATTGTTGTATCTGTTGGAAGCTCAGCATTAGCCTTTGATGCTCGCCTTTGATAAGACGCAATCAATTCACTTGCTAGAACTTTTTCACCATCGCCAATATCAATTTCATCTTCAGGATTAATCACATTATTGCCTTCTTCGCCTGTTTCATCTTTAACTTTTTCCTCTTTATAAGCAGTAATGACTTCAGAAAGAGGAACTTGCTCGCCTTCTATTTCAAGAATAGCATCATCCATATTTACTTTTTCTTCCTCAACGATTTCATCTTCAGGTTTTTTCTCAGTTTCAGCGTCTATATTGTTTTTAAAAAGGTGAAAGATCTTTTTCTTTTTTTTCATCGAATCCTCCTTTGAATTCTGATAAATACTCAATACCTTTTCTGACATAGAATTATGGAAGCTGGAATCTAATTCATAGATTTTTGCAAACTCATATCTAGGTTTTTCAACAATTGCCATATGTGTATATACGCCATCAATAACTTCTTCATCGTAGGGTATTCCATGCCATACATCGCCCCTATCAGTCTTTGTTGGCATGTATGCACATGAAGCAGAATAACCTTGTTTGATATTCTTTTTTGTGTCTAAATCCCAAATAATAACGTCTGCATAACCCCTTCCATTATCTAGCCATCCATAGTTATAAACAACGCCGTCTGCTAAGGCTTGCTTCTCTGCATCGGACAATTTAAAAGCTTCTTCAGGCTCTAAATCTTTGTGCAACCTGTTAATAACAGGTTTACCAATGAAAGAAGACATCATTCGATCTAATGCGTCCCTTGACACAAACACCGTACCTTGATCAACGTCCTCATAACTAATTATTCCAGGCTCGATAAATTCAATTCTGTACCTCTGAGGGTATTTTTCTAAATCTGGCATTTTCGCCTCTTTTAATTTAATCTAATTTCAATATATAATATATTTTACGCTTAATGAAACAAAACTGTTGACATTGCAACTTCGTAATATTATAATGTTCTTATATTAAAATATTGAAGGAAGTAAACATGGCATTTGATTATATTAATTTATTGATTAAAGATGAAATCTTATATGTTAAAATACTTGAGAAATATTTTGAAGAAAAAAAACATAATAGGAAAATAACTAAAATTGATATTGTCGAAAGATTATTAAGAAAAGGATTGGAAAATGAAAAATAAATCAATACCACCTAAACCAATCCCAACTCCAATTAGAAAAGTTAATGAAGGATTTAATTTCAATTGGATTAGAGCATTTATTAAAAAAATAACCACTCCAAAATCTAAAAGAAAATTAGTATCTGTCAAAGAAGTAAAAGAGATTTATAAAGGATTTTCCAAAAATCAGCTTATAAGAGTAATAATCCGACTATCTCAAGAAAATGCCATGTTAAGATATAAAAAAGGAATGATAAGAAAATGATCAAATATTTTTTAAAAAGGCAAAACGATGCCGAATTTAAAGAAGTTGCCAGATCTGAATATCTTCATCATCAAAAACAAGCTGGATATTATGTTGGTAACATGATATTACGCAGCTTCCATGATAGAGACCAAAATATATCAGGCCAGGCAAAGGAAATTAAAAAATGAAAGATAACACCGCCTTTGCAATTTTTATTATAGTTATGTTTATCATAGCTGTTTTATTATTATTTTTAGCAAAAATATTATTTTAAGGAGAAATAAAAATGAAAGCAATCAAAATTGATAAATACCAAAAAGTAGGTGACTTGGAATATTCAATAAAACTCAATGTAAAGTTAACATTTTGGCTAGCCGTGAAATTACGTATCGCCGGTATTTATAATCTTTTAGACGCAGAAGAACATAAACCAATCCATAAACAAACAAATATATATCATAATGCCAATAGAATTGATACTTCTAATTTAAAATCTGGACAAGCAATTAGTAATGATTCAGAATTAAAATTGGCTAAAAAATTAGAAAAAGACTTATTAAATAAAAGAGGAAGAAGATTCAAATAAATCTAACTTTCAAAGGTTTTTCAAATCCATAGACTGGCCTTCTGGAAAACATATAATTCCCTGAATAATCTGTAATCACATAAGAAAGATTCTTATAGCAAAAAATAGACTTATATTCTATATCAAAATCATTAAACTTATGAACTAATTCATCTAATACGAATATGCAATTACTCTCAGTCATTGCGATTAAAGTATATCCTTTAGATTTAGCCATGGTTTTTAATGCCAAAGCAGAACAACCAAAATTACTATTTTTCTTGGCTATCATGTTCATGAAAGGTGGAATTGTAGGGTTATATTCACAAATAAGCACTCTGGGGCGTGATTTTAAGTCCTTTAGTATAAAATAATCATTTCCGTCTATATCAATGCTTAGAAGGTCAATTTTAGTGTATCTGTTGATAATATCCGCATTCTTGACCCATTCATTGACAGCAATACAATCATACCATCTAATATTACGTTCCAATTCATCAAACTTTTTTTTATTGCCTTCTATTAGAATGGCTTTCCATCCATTACGATATAAATTACAAACATTAGAATAATGAACGCCATCCCATGAACCGAGATCAATACATACATTATGCCTTATTTTTATAATTTGAAATATCTTGGCGATTATGCCATCTTCCCCGAATTGAGAATAAACATTAAATCCAAAATCTGATAATTTCATTTATTTATCCCTCATAATCTAATAATTTTAATTCATTTTTTAATAATTTTTTATTACAGTTAAAATAATTTTCTACATCTTTAATATCGATATCCAATTCTTCAGAACATTCTTTTATATCTTTTACCCATTTATTTAATCGTGCCATTTCGATGTTAAACTTTTTCATAAACTCTTGATTTATCTTACAATGAATATTTCCATTTTTATAAGCTCGGACTCGCATGAATTCTTTATCAAGCAACTTGTCATAATAAAAAATATTTTCTTCACCTGGTTGCCATTCAAAATTAAAACTGCTCTCAATATTTTCAAACCCTAAATTATTAGCAACTGTTGAAATATCATTTATGAAAGTATGTACATCCTTATAAAGTCCGTTTGAATAATCATAGCTTCTATACCCAGATTCATCAAAACAAGAATATCTTCTAAATACTAATCTATAATCTAATTTAAAATGAGTTTGTTTAAATTTCTGAAATCTCCATCCATCTTCAACTAACTTCTTATTAGATTTATAAAGTCTAATATTTTCTTTATCTGCCATTTCAAAATATACATCCTTAAGCTGTTCATCTATATATATATTTGCATTCTTTAAAACCCATATAATTAAAGCGTAAGCATTTTGTCTTGTAAAATCAATATTAGTTTGACTATGTAATTTATCTAAAATAATTTTTCGACTTTTTGATGTTAATTTTTCAGTAATTTTATTTAAATTATCAAATAATTCTTTCCAATATAGATTTTTTAATCCTTTTATTTTTTCTTTCAATCCTGATTTTAGGTTGCCTAAATTAACTCCCATTTCTTTAAATAGTTCAGCACCTATATTTTCAAGTTGTTTATAAGTATTCAATAATTTTTCTAAATCTTTTTGATACAATTCTTCTAATGCTTCAATTATATTGCCTTGAATTAATTGTTTAATATTTTCTTTTTTCTCTTGTTCAGTTTTATAATTCCAATCCTTTTTTTTATCAGCATTTATCTTAAAATTTTCTTCAAACCAGATGTCAAATGGATCAGTTTTTTCTTTTTTGAAATCTATTTTTACTATATCTATTTTAGCCCTTGATTCTCGATATTCAGAATTTAAAAAATCATCTGAATAAATAATTTGATATTTATTATCTTTAATTTTCCCGACATCGTCTACATATTTATTTAGTCTCTTATTTAATATATTTAATATTTCTTGATCCTCTTTCCAACGTTCAGGAATTATCAAATATATTACTTTACAATTAGCTTCTTTAAGAATTTTTAAAGTCCATTCTTTAAACTCTTTATAAGGCGGATTACAAAAAATAACATCAACTTTTTTATCAATTAATGTTTGCTTTAAAAAATCCGTTCCTATTATAATTATATCACTTGGCATACTATCGATTAATATTTTTGATTTTTCAATAGCAAATTTATCTATATGAGTTTTCGATGTGTATTCATCTTTTGGTTTTGGAAATAAATCTTCAAAAAGTTGAAAAACATTTCCATTTCCTGCTCCGATATCTAGCATAGAAAAATTTTCAACCATCCCTGTATAATCTTTTTTATCTTTAATATAATCATAAAAAATTGTTTCAATCATTCTTTTCGTTGTTGGATACCACTCAAAATCTTCATTATTTTCTTTTAATTTAAATAATAAATCCTGCGTCATTTATTTAACTCCATTTGATGCTTAAGATTTGATATATTTGTGCCTTCAGTTGAAATATAAGTATCAACTGCATGTTTTAAATTATGCTGCTTTTCTCTAAGATTTCTAAAATCCTGAGAAAGTATTTCATGTTCTTTTTCTAAACGCAAATAATCATCTATCAATTTATTGAGTAACTCAAAACCATGGTAAAATGGGATTGTCTTAATTTGCCAATTCTCCCAAATCCAATCTATCTTATAAGTAAGTTGATGTGTTTCACTTAAAACATTACAGAATTTATCCTTATATTTATCAAACTTTTTATCAATATGATGGAATTGAACCTGGATATTATCAATTACTAACTGTAAGTTATTTTTAATTATATCGTCTAAAATATAATATTCAGCCCCTTCCACATTAAGTTTAAGCAGATCTATTTTTGTAATCTCATTTTCTTTAAAAAATTCACTTAATTTTTTCATTTCCACATAGAAAGCACTCTCTAAGTCTACTCGAAAGATTGATGAAGAATCATCTTTTAATTGTATAGGTGTCAACTCTTCTTTATTATGTAATCCAAAATTATATAAATGGATTTTATTATTCTCTGCAAACTTATCACATAATAAGTTAAAAAAATCTGGAATAGGCTCAAAAGCATAAATATTACATTTATATTTACTATATATTTTTTCAATAAATTCACCTTTATACGCCCCTACATCAAAAACAATGGAATCTTCATTCAATGGATAATCAAGTCTTAATGTGTTATTTCCATCAAAAATATCATTCCATATATAAAATTTGCCCATTAATATTCACCCCACTTATCATTAAATATAAGTTTCCCTTTCCTGATAAACTCTTGCTCTTGATCCCATAAAAACTTATTTTGTGTATGATATTCCCTATTTATTGGACAATGCCACAAATGAATATGATTTATTGAGCGATCAAATATAATTTTATTTCCATATTTTTCCAATCTCAAATTTATACTTTTATCTTCCGCAGCATACCCCAAATAATATTCGCTCCATCCTTTTATATCAATAACAGACTGAGTATGGAATAAGCCTATTCCATGAGCTTCACCTGTTGGATGCTGTTTAAACTTATCAGCAATGATTAACAAATCATCATAATTACCTGAATAATATTCCATAGGCATTGCTATATTGCGAGGAATCACCCGAACCGGTTTATTCTGTATATGTGAAATAATTCGTTTAATATAATCCTTTGGATAAACAAGGTCTATATCTGAAAAACAAAAATAATCATAATCCTTTAAATAATATTTCACCATATAATTCATTAAAAGTGATTTATTAAAGTATTTATTATAAGGTTTATGAATATAAACAATTTTATCATGATCAATAATATCAATATCTTCTTTAGATGCATTTAAGATAAATATCTTATCAGCTTGTAATAAAATAGAATTTAATGAGCAATTGAAGCGTCTCATTGCATTAGGAAGGGAATCTATTTTAAAGTTTATAACATAAAGTATTGGTATCATTTTTTATATTTTTTATACTCTTTCATCTGTTCTTTGGTAAGCCCCTTATTCCAAGCAGTTAATCCTCTATAATTTCCTCTACCTCTTTTCCATCCCATTTTTATATAATAATCTAATTCTTCTATTTTAATTATCATGTCAATATTATCTTTATAAATCCATCTTCTATTTTTATTTTTAATTTTTAATCTAGCTATTGTTTTTTCTGAATGATGTTTACCATACATATGATTATTTTTTCCACTATTGGACAAACTATTTTTAAAATTAGCCAATAAAGAATGACCTCGTCGCCAACCTTGATCAATATATTCTTTTAATTCATTTTTTTTTATATATTTTTCCTTATCGTTTTTATTAATACATATTAATTTTTTCTTAGCATTGCTTATATTCTTTCTATGTTCTTTTGAAAATTTTTTTCCTTTAAAATAACCTATATGCCCCATCAAAGCTTTACTTATCTTTTTTCTTGATTCTGAATATTTTCTCATATGATTGTTGTCGCCTCTGATTTTATCGCCTTTCCCATAATTAGGATTATTTTTACCTTTATTACTTAATTTTCCTTCTTTAAATAATTTCTTTAGTGATTCACTATTTTTTTTATTATGTTCTTTAGTTTTTGGGATTCCTTTTAATAAATCACCTATACCTTCACCGCCTTTGGTTATATTATAGCCATTAGGGGAAATACTATTATAATATTTAATCCAGCCTTTCTCTCTTTCATCTAATATAGTTTTATTTAATATATTATTTTCTAATATATCTTTTTTAAAATTTTCCTTTCCATATTTTTTAATGGCTAATTTAATTAATTTCCCAGAACCATAATAATTATTATTATTTTTAGAATCTTGCCCTATATATATTTTCCCATTTATTAAATTAGTTGTTTTATAAATTATCATTATTTTGCGACCAATAAATCAGATTTAAATAATAATTCATCTTTTCTGTAAGAATCTTCATATATGAATTCAAAATATGGATCAATTTTCATCAATTTTGATTTGATATCAGATAAATCAAAATCACAATTTTCAGATTTTTTCCAACATCTTAGATCATCTATTATTATTATATCACCTTTTTCATAAAATTTGGAAATAATCTCTAATTCATCCATTAAAGGATTAGGTTTTTCTCCATAAACAGTTGTGCCTCCACTATCATGTGCATCTAAAAAATATGTTATTTTAAAAGAAGAATAAATCCTATATTTTGAAATTATATTTCCTAATAATTTAGTAGAATCTCCAAGAAGAATATCAACTTTAATATTATGATGAAATCTTTTTTTACAAGTTATATATAATTGAGTTGATAATTCTATAGAATGTATTCTATTAAATTTAGAATCCAAAGCTGCTTGAATTCCGTCTCCAATTAAACTCCCAGTCTCCACAAACACATCATTTTTATACTTACTTAATATTTCACTATTTATTGGCATTATTTTTCTCCTTTCTTAAAATAAATGATACTCTCGTACCTCTTATATAATAAGCCTCATATAAAGCCTTGTTTTCTTCTATTATCTGATAAATAGCTTTTTGAACACCATCCATCAATGTATCATGCCATATAATGACTTTTGGGTTAGATTTTAAGGCGTTTATAGAATCCACATAACAAAACTCATAATTATGCCTACCGTCAATATACCAGGCATCAATTGGGTAATATGGTGAAAAATCAAAATCTTTTGAGTTTCCAAATAATTGAGTATAAGTAAATTCGCATCGTTCACCTACTTTTCCTTCTGGTTTTTCACTATTCCAATTTAAATAGACATCTTTAGTTTCATCATATCTGACCGGTAAATCAAGTGAATATACTTGTTTACCTTGCATAGCATTACAAATAATTCTAGTCCCCTCTCCTAAGTGAGTTCCTATCTCACAAAATGACTGAGGATTTACTTCCCTAATTATTCCATGTAAAGCCAAATAATCCTCTTTAAAGCCTTCACATCCCATGAAATCCCTATATATTAAAGCATCATGCATATATTTATCAAAATAGCTTAATGATAATAATTCAAAATATTTTGGGTTTATATTAATATATTTTTGTCTATTATCCATTATTTTTCTTTTATTTCATAGCCAATAATATTTTCTGCTATATTTTCAGATATTTTAATTAATACATTAGCCGGTAATTTATCTTTTAAATATCCAATAATTTCTTTTTCTAATTCAAAATTTATATCTTCTAGTATTAAAAAAATAGTAGATGTATCCCTATTGACAACAATAGTTATTGAATCAAACCAATATTGAACCAATACAAAATATGCTATATTATATATAGTGCAGAATTTTGAATTAAATTTTTCATTAAAATTATTAGATAAAATTTCATCTTTACAAAAAGTATAAACCTCAATGTTATTTATTTTTATATCAAAATATTTAAAAAATAATTTTTTAATGATTTTTTTTAAAAATTTTACCATTTTTTCTCCTCTAAAATTTTTGTCGTTGATATATCAGGTGTTCTAGGTAAAATAACAATATCTGGATAATCAAAAGGCTTCATGTTATTTTGCCCAACTGATTTTATCCATAAATCCACCATTTGAAGATAAGGTGTCATGTCTAAAGTATCAACTACAATTACTTTATCAGCATATGGCATTACATTATCAATTCTTACAAATAAAGGATCAATAGGCCTATCCTGCCCTTTTTGAACTTTTACAATATAATCTGTTACAACTGCCACGATTAGATAATCACAATGTTTTCTGCATCGTTTTAAAAATATTCTATGCCCTTTATGGAATAAATCAAATGTGCCGGTTGTTAATGCTAGTTTCATATCACCCCCATTGTTCAGCCATTGCATCAGCTATACCCTGAAATGTTCGGCTTCTATCTTTTGAATTTCTAGGCATTTTGTACCATCCTGAAGTATATCTAAACCCATTTTCTGTTATAATATAAGTTAATTCAACTTCTTTTGTTTTTTGGAGCAAAGGTAAATTTTTTAACCATAAACAAGTTTTTTTTGAATAATCATGCCCAAAATAATATGGTTGTATAATCTGATTATAATTTGGTAAATTTGCCATTTTAGATGGTATTGGATTTTCTATGCATATTTTTTCTATATTAGCATTATATAATTTCATAAAAAATGTTTTCGATATTTTAATATTTTCATTTTGATTTTCTATTTTGTTTAATCTTGATCTATTTCTACATAAATAAGTACATGGAGGATGGGCAACCATTAAATCCCAATCATTATCTAATATTTCTAAAACATCACTTTTAATATGTTGCCCCGGTATTTCAGTATCTAATAAATCACATGACCAGGCATCATGTCCACGTTTCCTAAAAGCCTCCCTTATAATACCAGAAAACTCACATGCTATTAAAACTTTCATTTATTTTCCTTTTTCTCAATTCTCCAATCATGCCCATATCTAAACTCACAAAATCGATCTGGTTTGTGCGGACACGGTAAAGATAAATTGCCTATTTTAGATTTATCCAAAGGGAATAAATATTCAACTGGAAAATGCTTCCCTTTATTTTCATCTTTGCCCTGAATATATTGTTTACGGTATAAACAAGCTGTATTATATTGCCATCTATCCTCTTGCCAGATTTCTTTAAATGGCATGATTTGAACATCCCATGCAAAGATATCCACATGAAGTTCATTTATTCTGCTATAATCTAATCGTAAAAAATTAGGATAGAACCAACTTACTAGATGGAATCCCATCAAACGAAATTCATCGCTTAAGCATAATAGTTTATCTAAATCCTGCCTTAGTATACCAATATCGCAATCATCGTCATAGGGTATTATTTGCCCCTGTCTTATACTTCCAAGCAATGTGCCATAATCAATCCAATATAATATATTATGCTTTCTAAATACGATATCTATAGCAGATAATAGTTTCATAAGATTGTTTTTGCAGCATTCATTTAATGGGAATCCTTTTTGTATATCGCACTTTTTAGTATCTTTATTACACATTTTAAATTGCTTATAACCTTATATTTTCTTTTAAGTTATTCAAATTATTAATACAAGACTCTAACGATCCGTTAAAATTCTTTAATTTGTCACCTAAAACAGTTCCACATCCTTCTGATAATTTGGAGTCTAATTTTTCAGTTGGATATTCTTCAATAATATCAGCACATCGTTTTCTTAAAGAATTAATAGCATGATCCAATTTTTCTAAATGCTCACCAATTAAACGCACCTCACGCCCTATTTCATATTCTATTCGTTCTTTCTCATCAGTTTTTTCTAACTCATACATATTTAATCTCCTAAAAAAAATATATTTTTAACCATTAACAATGGTTTATCCCTCAATAAACTCAACTTTACTCTCAATATGGCAAGAGTTGCCGTTAAATATTTCAAGTTTACTATAATCAATAACATAGCCATCTAAATATTTATAATTCAAAAACTCCGCAGGTATTCTTCCGTGCCTATTCTTATTATCCATTTGCACCCGATTTATAGGCAAATTTACAATCTTAGGTTCATCAAAGCCCATCATTAAATATCTAGCATAAGGCATTATACGAGCAAAAAAGCCCTCAAGTGTATTGGGGGATCTAAACTCAAACTTCTTAATATAAGGCAGAATAAAGTCCGTCTCATATAAATTAAAATCCAAACTGAATGGATAAGTCCAGTCCCCTTCTTCTCCCTCGGTCCAATTCCACAAATTATAATCCGCACCCTTGATTAAAAGCGGCCGGGATATAAATCTATTCTGTGTATAACAATAAGAAATATTCTTACCGAGCCTTAATGACAAAGTAATTATCTCAGGGCGTTGCTTAAAGAAATCAACCTCTTTACATTGCAAATCAAAATCACGAATAAAAACATCATCATCAGTCCCAAATATAACAAGTTCTTTACTTGTATCTATGCAATTAATAACATTCTGTCTAAATGTCACTTGTTTGACAAACTCAATATTACCCTTACATTCATTTTTAAGCTTATTATATCCAGCTTCAAAACTATCATTAGAATAAGTATAAATAACCTTAATCTCCTGGTTATCAAAATCATTCCAATGCATTTTCATGGATCTTAATAACAATTCTAATTGACAAGGTCTATTAAAACTAAAAATTATTATATTTGCTTTATTCATTATACAACTCCAAAAAAATTTAATTTAATAAAATATAATTTAATATAAAGTAAGCCGACAAAATTATATTTTTCTATCTTCTAAGACTATAGAATAATCAAGGCTCTTTTGCATTATATAAGAAAAGCCTGTCCTCTGTGTTATTTGACGAGGATTCATGCAAAAACTCTTTTTATATTGTTCCTGGATTAAAAAGCTCAATAATACATCGTATTGAGTATTAACCTCCTTAAACTGCAATATCTGATTATAGATGCTAGAATTAACGCAATAAGCATGTGTAGTATAACATCTATAAACACGCATTATATCTTTATTATAAATATCGTAATGATGCCCTGAATTAACATTCAAGTTGCCACCAAAATAAAATAAATGCCAATCTCCATTTAATATGAAATCTTTTACCATTCCCAATTTTTCTAAAAAAGTATCTTTTATATTTATATCATCTTCAAATATACATACTCTATCAATGCCGTTCTCTTTGCATTGTTCAATAATAGCCAAATGTGACAATTTACATCCAGCCTCACGATCTTGTAATGTTTGACCGTTATTTACTTTAATGCCTTCAAATATAATATAATCGGATATCCCAATTTTAGCAAGTTGTTTTTTTGCATGTTCAAGGCGTTCAGCATGTTCAGGGAGATTGATCAAATATACAACTGGAAATAATTGATTAAAATTGAACATTCTTTTTTCTCCGTATTGATTTAAACTTAATATATTTAAGCCGTCCACAATTTTTACATATCTTAGATTCTTCTATACCTATAATATCTTTCGAAAAATATTTGATTTCGTTAATTTTTTTACTCCAAACATGTAAACACATATTACCTCTGAGTTTCATTCAACCTATACGCCGAATTATTCTTGCCTATATGCTGAAAATAATTATCGGTAAAATAAGCAATCTTAAGTCCTTTTCCTGCAACCTGGCAGGCATAATTGAACTCAAAACCGAATATATCTTCTCTAAAGCGCAAATTATTTTCTTTTAGCTTTTTGACATTGATTAAGCTAGGATTCAAAGTGAACCCTGGAAATGCTGGTCTGCCTAGACTATCAACTGATTTGACATTATAGTCATATTTTATATATTTTTTATTGCCTAATTTTAAAGTCTTTTGCCCTATTGCTGTTATATCAGCTTTACGGTGGTATTGGACCTGGACAACATTATCATGCTTATTAAATATCTGAAACGCAGTTTTAATGAAATTATCAGACTTAACGCACTCCCAATCGTCCTCACATAAGAACAAATAATCATTAGATACTAGATTAAATAAAACATTCATAGATTTTGGATGCGACTTATATTCTGTTTTATTCACAAATATTAATGGCTTGCCTAATTTTTTTAATAGTCCCATCATTAAAATAATATCTGGTAATTCTGAATTATCGTCTATCAATATTATTTCTGATACCAGATCCCATTCCTTAAAGTTCTTCAATAATGAATTGAATGTTTTTAAAAATAAGTTATATCGTTTGCATGTAATAAAGCCTAATGAAATTTTTAACATTATTTTTTATCCTTATTGTCTAATATCTCAATAAGTTCCTCTTGTAATTCTATTATTTCTTTACATTTAGCCAGCATTTCTTCATCGTCCCTAGTTGTAAAAAATGAACTATCCCTTAAAACATTTCTTATTTCTTCTTCCCTTGATAACTTTATATGATTCCATCTTTTCCAATCATTTAAAATTAATTTTTTTATCCTACCCCATTTATCTTGTTTTTTGTTATTACTATATAATATATTTCTTATCCTATATGCTACATCAGGAGTGAATAATAGTAATTTATGTGAAAATTCTTCACTTATTTGTTCTTTGTCTTCTTTCATCCTTTTTCCCCTTTTTATTCATCCGTGATCTCGCTAATATCATTTTCTTCATCTAATAATAATTCAGCTTCTAAATTTTTATAATAATTAGAATCATATATTTTTTTTGACTTTTCTTTAAATTTTTTTTCAGCTTTTTTAATTGCTTCTACATCATTTTTAGCAATGACATAACATCTTACAAAAGACGCCCCCATCCATCCATTTGTCACACAATATACTCTCATTTTTTATCTCCTGCTATTATTCATAATTTTATTTTTAAAGATGCTGGTACTCCATAAATTTTATCTTCATATAAGTTAAAACAACGTTTATCTAAAATTAAAATTTTATTTTCAAAAGGATGTTTTTTATAGACATATTTACAGGTTTCAAAAGCATATATTTCTTCATCTTTAATCTTTCGCAAATATTTATCTAATAATTTTCTTTTTAATTCATCTTGTTTTCTTAAACTCTTATAAAGTTTAATAGAATCAATCCACGATTGATAATCAAAATAGGTTAAAGTTGTAGCTTCGTTTATTTGATTGCTATTTATATTATTCATAACCCACCTGAGATCATATCATGACAACCATCGCATATTATTATTTTATCACCTGTTGATGGTAAATAATTATTTTTGGTTAATCGATCTTTTTTGAATATAACTTCACACATTTGGCATTGATATTCATTGTCTTTAGCATTATTCATTATTAATGCCCTCAATTCTTTTTCTTAAAGCAGCAATATCTTTATATATCTCTGCCAAGTGAAAAGATGATATCCTTCTATATTCTTTCAATATCTCTTCAAAGGGCGGATTAAATAACATAATAGATTTAAGCTGTCTGTTTTTTTCTTTCGCATCTTCCCAATTTTTATTAAGCTCGTCAAATATTTGTTTTTGTGATTTCATTTTTTTAATTCCTTTAAAAGTTCTTTTGTTATTTTATTTCTTTCTTGCAAAACTTCTTTTAATATTTTCATTGACACTTGTATATATATGCTTCCATCATAATCATTACAAACATATATATCTATATTATCACCATTAAGTTCAATAAAGTCTTTTTGTGCAGTGTACCATTTGCTCATCTTATTTCTCCTTAAAATAAAAAAGACTTTCTGAAGGATGGGAACTGCGAGCTACCCATTTAACCCTGTCAAAAAGTCTTTTTCTCGCAGTTAATATAGATTATACTGCAATATTTTTATTTGTCAAATATTTTTTATAAAATAATCGGTTTTTTAACACACCTGCAAAAAAACTCTAATCCTGGTTTTGTCACTGGCGCACCTATAGCAGCCCTACTTTTCCATTTATTATTCTTAACATCCTCCAGAGTATCAGCATAAACCGAATCATCATTGAACTTGCAAAACTTCTTATGAAGCACGTAATGATTTCCATGCCCCTTGCTTGGATCAGGATATTTCCCGGATGGATCACCCACCACACGATAATCATCCATTGTCAACCACTGATAAACATGTATACCTGCATCTGTAAATCTGGAAGTCGATAGATCAGAATAGAAAAGCGTTGTTTCCTGCCTGGCCAAGAATCTAGCCTTTGACTTACTCGTCTCAAACTCTGTCTGTATAGCTTCGATCATCTTTTGTCTATTATAGCCCTCATATGTCATTTTGGAAACCATTTCTCTCAGCCTCTCAACCTGCTTAGTATCCCAACAGTCCGGATCTAACTCATTAACAATTGACAGTTCCATATTTTTATTATATTGCTCAACCATTTGCTGCCTGATATAATCATTAGGAGTATATCGAATACCTAGATCGATTCGTTCTTTATTCAATACACTGTCCATTTCCTTTGATACGCTATCAATATTAAAATCAATACCCCTTATTTTATCTTTTGATGTGTTCGCAATATTATCAATAACGGTTTTCATCCTGGAATGTAATTGTCTGGCTTTTTCATTAACAATGACAGAAGCTGATAATATATCTTTTGGGATTAATGTCTTATCCTTGATCTTCCATCGTTTAGTATATTTATTAAACTTAGCAAACTTTCTTAACTCATTAGATACCTTCATATTAAAGACGCCGTATATTTCATCACCCTGAAATACTACACGTCCTTTATTAATAGCATTTATTACATCATTAGTGGAATTATAAAGCGGTTCTTTGAATAGTTCTAAGATTGGTTCAAAATATGTTTTATAGAAATAATCCCTGAGCTGTTCCTCAATATCTGAATACCATGATTGTTTTATTCGCATTTAAAATTTATTGACCTTTTAATTTTTCCTCAAAATATAATTCTAAAAATTGACTAAAATTATCCGTTGGATTTTCTTCATAAAGTTTGTCTAGTTTTTTATTTGCTTCATGTAATTGACCTTTATCCACTCCAATAATTTTAGGCACAAATTCATAATCAGTTTCATCAGATAATAAATCAGCCGCTAATAATGCTTTCATTATTTCTTTTTCATTATTCTTATAATATGGTGGGATTAATAATCCTTTAAAGTTCCATTTTTTTAAACCAGCTTCGTCATAAGATGTTTTTTTAGGTGTCCCTCCTTTCCATCCTACATCCCCCCATTCATGAAAATCAACATCTTCTTTTGGTGCTTCTAAAATAGTAAAAACATTATTCCCTAATTTTTCTAAAAATTTAGTACTTCCATCAATACTACTTGTAGATAAATATTCTCCTGCACTTCCATTTTGCCATTCCCATAAATCTTTTAACCCATCAAATGTCGTTGAATGAATATAAATATTTTCAGGAGAAATGTTTAAACCTTCAGATATTTTTGATTTTAATTCTTTTTGATCAGAAGAATCCATAAACTTTTTTTTATCTTTTTCTATCTTTTCTTTTCCTTTCCCTCTTGTAACTGCAACCCAACCTTCACTCGTTTTTTTATGCTGGCTTCCATCAGCCCAAGTATGAACTTCACCTATTTTTGCAGGTTCAGCATTATAATGATAAATATTCGGCTTTTTCTTCCGATAAACTAATATTCGTTTTTTTATTGCCATTATATTTCTTCCATGTTTAAAATATCATCCATTTCTTTTTTTGTCAGTAAACAATCTTTATCCTCAGTAGTTGGGATGTCTTCAGTCGAAGGCACATCTTGATCTTCAGTAGTTGGAATAGTTATAAAATCTAATTCGCATTCATTTACCCATTCTTTTCTAATTATACCTGTATTATCAAGATATTCAACCTCAATTTGAATATTTATATTTCTAGAATCGAAAAGAATTCTTGAAACAATGCCTTCAATATTATATTCTTTTATAATACATGCTTGGCATAAATTAAATTTACATTTTCTCATTATTTTCCTCCTTCTATCATTGCTAATTTATCATAATAGTCGTCCAGTTCACTAAGGTGATCCTTTGAGATTTTCTCTGCAATCATTTCAGCATAAGGACTATTAACATCGATGTGTTCTTTCTCGACCTCTATGCCTTTACGCAATTGATCCTCAGGGAAATCCTCTTTCCCAACAGACAAACCACCCTGCATAATAGTATCATAAAACTTTTTATAATCGATTTCTTGATTTTGCTTATTAACCGCACCCCAAGCTCTTTTGGCTGCTTCTTCTTTGCTCATTCCCTTCTTACGATATTGGGCATAAACATCAGCTAATAAATCAGCTTTTTCTTTTGGAAGATCCCCTGGTTCTGGACTCTCAAAACCTTTCACTGTTTTAGCATTATCCGCATACCTATAAATAGTTTTCTTATGTCTATAGACTGTCACTTCATTTTTTTTAGTCTGTGTTTCAAACATACCAAAAGCCTTACCCTGAGCCTGTTTATCTGTTAGCCCTTCTTTCTTTAAAATAGGTATTGCTCTTGATACATAATCTTCTTTACTTTCTCCTGGTTTCACCTTTGGCATAACAACCCCTTTATAAATTTATATTTTGAATAACTGCGATTTCTAAATTTCCTATCTCAATATAATCACCACTTTCTAGCAATTCATCAGAAGGGAAATTAAATTTAATATATTTATTTTTAATTTTCATTTCAATGTAACTTGGTTTATATCCTTCTTCATATCTCAAAGATATTTCAATATATCCATCAGTTAAAACAGTATATTCCTCATATTCCTCAACAATTATAGTTTTTAATCCATGTGTCCATGTTTCCCTATAATAGATTATATCATCATCTATTCCCTCAAGAGTATCCCTTAAATTACCATAAATAAATATTTCTTTTATTGTTGGTGCTATTCCTGAAAAATTATATGTAATTACATCAGTATCAAGATAAGGGGTAATAGTTCCATCACCTGAATGTAAAAAAGTAATTGGCAAGAATGTTTTTCCATTTCCCTCTGTTAATAGAGATTCTTTTTGTGCTAATATTTCAGATACAGTCATTGCCTTTGTATAATCAATCGTATCTGTTGTGATCCATTCACCGTCAAAATAATAATAATCGGAATTTAATTTTATCAATCTTTTAACTGCATCATTCCCTTCTAATGTATCTAATGTTTCAACCCAATTCATTAACCCATCAGTTTTAAATCCTGAATTTGGGTAAAAATAAGGATTATCAGTTGAATATCCTATATCTACATTTAAATTTGCTGTTAATTCACTAACAGATCCCTGCGTATTTGAATCGAAAAAAACAATAGTAAATTGACCATATTTTTCACCGACTACAGGAAGTGTATCACAATGACTATTAAAATCACTCAAATTAGTATATTCAGTATAAGAATCACTAGAGATCCCCCACTCACTCCCTGTCCAATATAATTTATTGCCAGACCTTCCTATTTCCAATAATATTCCTATCTCTCCTGTATAAGTTATAGACAATGAATTAAATAATTTTATACTTCCGTCTCCAATATGTTCCATTTCAGGAAAAACACAAACACTTTTTAAATAAGCTTTCTCATAAAAATCAGACCAATCAGGAGAATAATTTGATGAATGCTGTAATGTAGAAAAAACAGCTATATCATAAATTTTAAAGGCTGTAGATGCTCCCCCACCAAGTCTAAATAGTGATGGGGCTGACATTGATAATGACCCTGTATCAGAATCTTGTAATTGCCCATTTATGAAAAAATAAGCATGAGAATTTGTCCAGTTTACTGCAAAATTGTAAATAGATGCAGCATTTGGAGTCCAGACAAAACTCATATTATAAATTATAATACCAGAAGCATTTGTAATATAACATTGAATTAAGTTGGTATTATGTGCAATATAAACTCTATTTGTAGTATTAGGACTAGTTTGAATAATATATTGAACAGATGGCGCATTGCCAGTATAATTGAATGACATCCTTATTTGAATACAACCAGAATTTGCTACGTTTGAAAAATTATCAATTGGGAATTCTTCATAACCGTCTAATAAATCTAAATATCCATCATGCACACTTGCATTTCCCCCAAGTGTACCTGTTAATGTTCCATTTCCCCAACTTCCATTTTCATCAACTTCATAACTAGCATAGAAATCACAATCTGTAGGACGCTTATCTGTTTGTCTGAATAGAGAAGTTAAAAACTCTACTAAACCACTATCATAAGTAAAATCAGTATCATCCTCACAATCTTCTGTAAAATCAACATTGTCTTGTTGTAACTTTAAATTAAATTTACTTGCTGATATTTCTATTTTATTCGAGTCTGAAACTGTATAATTGCCTTCCGTTATATAAGGATATGTTTGTATCATTAGTTACTCCAATTTTAATAATACTGAATTTGGAATTAAGACTTGATCATTATCATCTAATTTTCCATTTACCCCTGTCTGCAAAACAACATAATTAGGATTATTTTTATCAATCCTTACACAGACGTTACCATTATAAATAAAAACCCCTTTTTCAACAGTAGAAAAATCAACTGTTGTCTGCATATCATTCTCAACTACAATAGATTGTGCCAAAATTAACTCCTTTTAATGAACAATCTTTTTCTCTTCCTCTGGTTTTGTCATTTCGGTTATCTCTATATCTGCGGTTTTATCAAATATTAATATCCTGGCTGGAAAGAATATCATCTTTAAATTAGATCTTATCATTTCTAAGTTCTCCCTTTTAATCTCGGATAATCTTTCAACCTTTAATATAACCGTAGAATGAGGATAAACCTCTGTAACTTTAACAGAATCTAAGTCTATCTCTTGTCCATCGTCTAAAATTAGTTTCATTTTATTTCTCCTTATTAAAAATATTATTAAAAAACTTCTTTACCTTTGAATTAGGCATATCTGGAACTTCAGGTGTTTGCTGCTTTTTTCGATAAACACTGACTGTATTCTGTTGTTCCTGATCAACACCTTCCTGAAAATTAGGCTCTGGCTTCTCTGGTACATATCCGACATCTATTCCTATTATACCTTCTTTCTGTCCCCATGAAACCGCTTTATCCATACCAATAGCGCCTCTATCATACCACCCCCAAATTCTTTGAGTTTTACTGGTGGCAATCTGTTCTTCCTGTTCTGCCGACATTATCCTTAAAGGTGGAAAAGTAATCTCATATTGAGGTACATCACCATGAACTATCTGAAATGCCATATCAATCAATATAGGCAAAGTATCATATTTTAACGGTTCTCTGATTTCACTTTCAACCATACTGTTATAATTTTCAAGATCATCTTCACCCGAATTAAACCCAGCTGCCGACATACCAAATAATTTAGTCATAGGGAAATTTATTGCAGCTGCTATACCCATTCTATTTTGATTCATTACTTCAGCCAACCCGGCAAAAGACAAACTCTTTTGATCAAACTTATCCTGAGCATCCAATAATAAAGCATTAAGATAACTCTTGATTTCATTAACCGCCTGTATTCTTGTTTGTATATTTCTGGTCCCCCCGACTGTTGCCAGTTTATTTGCAAGTCCCTGTATATAGTAAACATCGATTTTACTCTCGTCTAATATTTCATATAAAACATCCTGAGTCTTAAGATATAAATTAAGATCTCTTATAATCCTTTCACCTTCAGACATTCCCCATCCTCTAAGTTGTCTTGCAAGATAATGAGGTGCTTCTTCTCCTCTACCTATTAATACCCTTGATTTATGTATTTTTCTTCCGAATATAAAGAAATGTTCCAAATCTCCAACATCATAAGAAATATTATCAAGATAATCAAAGGGCATCTTTGTTGAAGATAACTGCCATCTGTCAACTGCATAAAATCTTAATGGCCCATTCTTAAGTTCTTTTATATTTAATTCTTCTTCAGGATTCTGATTTGTATTTATTATCAAAGCACTACCACCGAATAATCGCTTCCAAATTAAAAACTGTCTGGTATTAGAAAATAACTTATACTTTCTAAACCACTTGAATACCTTATCAATATCTTCTTTCGATGCTTCATCAGAATCTATCTCAAAGCCTTTTGACAATGCATCACAAACAGGTAATCTAATAACTCTCTGGAATATACCGTTACCTGCGAATAAATAAGACAATACTATCCAATTTAAAGTAAGTAATGCATAATTATTATCACCTTGAATTGTTGCATATGTTGACAAAGTCGATCCGCCACCTGTGAATGATTGCCACTGATTTATCGTAGTAGCCAAGTCAGCTAAACTGTTGGCTATAATTTTACTGGTTGATCTATTTTTAGACATATAATCCCCTTATCTAAAATATAAAACGTTTTTCTGATTTCTCCGATTATTTTTGTTAATGCATATAGAACAATAAATATGACTTGCTGCTATTTTACGAAATGATTTCTTTTCTTTTCCACATGCTTCACATATTAATGGATATGTTATGACTTTTTCTTCAATCTTTTTTCTTTTCTTTCTTATTCTTTTAGTCTTTTTTGGTGCTTTTTTCTTTTTTGCCATAATTCACTATACAATAATTAAGGATTATTTGTCAATAAAATTTAAACATCCCAGATAGATAAATTAAGATTAACCTCAGCCCTGCCTATCATATAAGCTTCAGCTATATTTGGAGATTTACTTTTAGCTTTTTTATCAATAATTATCTTTCCACTTGCTGTTAATTTTTGTAAAGGCTGAGATAATTCACTCATAAATTTATTAAATAGTGGATGGTCAATCATTTGACTAAAATCTATTAATTTCGTAGCATCATGTTGTTCTTTGTTCATATAATGATATGTTTGAAGAAATTCGTCTCTTATTTTATAATAAGCTTGAGACTTAGCGTTTTCGAAAAAGTCTTTATTTGGCCTTTTCTCATCAAAATCATAATCGTCAGGCCTAATAACTTTTCCAGACGCAGCCCAGCCAATAATCCTTATACTTAAAGCTTTTTTGTTATTTAGTTCATCTTTCCTTAATTCATCTAAAATTACATTTAATCCGGCTTTTATTCCGGTCCCTACACCTATATTATCATAACGGAATTCATCACAATCAAATTCTATTGCTCTATAGAAAGCCTTACGTGCCGTTTCATTAGGATCTGGACTGGACCATTCTTCTAAATGCAATAAAGTATTGCCATTCATAATACATAAAGCGTTAGTATCAGTACCTTCATCTGCAACATCAAGGCTAGCAATCCTTTTACCTATTATACCCACATTACAAACTTTTGCTAAATGCGTCCATTCCGCAGGTATCAATATATTCTCAACACTGGCCAAAGGATTTCTTTCTATCTCTCTTCTAAAAATATGAATAAGCCCACTTGCATAATACTTTTTCCGTTCAGACTCAAACCATTCCTGAGTATGTCTAGGATTCTCCCACCAATCAAACGTAAATATAGGTAATTCTCCGGATACAATTTTTTGATAAAATAATGTCGCTGTTCCTGCATGTGTTGATATATCTATTTTACAATCACTAGACTTTGACATTGCAGCTTCTATTGATTCAGCCTGCTCATAAAAAGCCGATTCATCTTTAAAGATTATTGTTTGTCTATCACCTCTTAATGGATTATCTCCTGATGCCCCTACGATTACAGATTTAGTTTCATAATTAGTTATAAGCATTAATTTAGTTTCGACTGATTGTTTATACATATTTGGAAGATTATCTATTATAAAAACAGCTTTTTCAAATAAAGTTCCCATCTTCCCAATAGTATGACATTCACTTGCCTTATATGTAAAAAAAGCTATAGATACATTATTCCTAAATAATAATAAAAAAATAGAAAATGCAATAAAACACCATGTAGCCCCTACATCACGGCATTTATCAACGCATCCGTCTTCCTGGTTTTGATATCGGGTAAATAACCATTTAATAAAATCTATTTGTTTTGGATATAATTCAAAGGGTATTATTTTATGCCCAGATAATCTAGGATCATAAGTGAAGCAGAAACGATTTATAAAATCAATACAGGAATCGACTTCGTTATAGGGGACCGAGTATAATGTTTTATAATGATTAAGTAGCTCTTTGTCTAATAAGGTTTTAATGCGTTCTTTAAACGGAATCAGCATTTTATATTTTCTTATTTATTTTACTTTGTATTTCGTGATAAGCCTTTTCAGCCTCTTCTTCTGTTAAGCTCTCAAAGTTTACAGCGCCGATTCTCTTGCCTTTTGACGTAAAATCTATATTCTGTGTTAATAACTTCATATACATAGAAAGCTTTTCAAGAGCATTCTCTCTATTAGCAAGCTTTACTTTCGTTATCTTTTTGCCTAACCGATTATATGTCGTCTCTATCCCATCAATACATTTAGTTAACTTACCAAGATCATCAAGCTTTCCTGTCTTCTCAAGCTTTAAATTACCTTCTTTATCAAGAATATCTTCAGTATTATAAAAAGCCCTAAGCTTATACATTTGTATAATTTCATATTCTAAGGTGTCTTTATAGTCTGATATTATCTCGTCAAGATAATCTTTAATAGCAGCCTTTACGTTAGAGTTTGCAAGCAATTTACTCGCATCAGTTCTGGCGGTATCATAATTTTGTGTTAAATTTAACTTTAAATATGCTTGTGTACCATTAAAACCATTGTTTACATATTCTGCTATAAATATTCTTTGATTATCTGTAATTTTGGTATTGGTTAATAAACTAGATAAATCCTCAGTTGTAGGAATAGCCACCTTGTTGTCACTCATAATTAAATATTAGCCCTTTTGTTATGGTTTGTCAACTATTTATGTTCAGAAAGCCATTTTTCATATTTAAACGGATTATTATTATAATTCCAAAATATTTCAAGTATTTCCCTTAATGAATAATATGATAAATCGATTTTATTTTTCTTTATATCATTTAAAAATGCATCCCAAATTGTTGGCATTTTATTTCTTCCTAACCTGTTTAATATCCATTTTAAATTTGACTTTAAGAAGCTTACTTACGATTATACATATCCATTTTGCAATAAACCAGCGTACTTTTTTAAACCTAGCACCAATGATCTTGCAAGTAACTTCGACTTGAACTACAATTTTACCTTTTCCTTTCATTCCTCACCCCTCAATTTTAATAGATCCTTTATAGAACTCAAAATTATAGAATATATCATTAGGTGATTGCAAACTGGTATCATAGTCAACTTTGCATTTCATACCGCCTGCCAATAAACTATCACCAACCACTTCACTACAAATAACCCATTCGTCACTTTCAAATCTGTTGTCTTTTATTCTTCGTAATCTTTCTATCCCGGACCACCAGGCTTCAATATTGCCTAAACTATAACCTTTTGTATCTCTTAATATTTGTAATGCACGATATATTCCTTTTTCCATGTTATTCCATTTAGGACGCTTAACTAAAATATATTCACCTAACTTTAAATCCTGTTCTTTAAATGTCAGATCAATTAATCCTATATTTCTTGGACGTATTTCTAATGCAACATTATCAGCTATAACGATTTCAACATGGTTGAAAGGCCCAGTAGTCCGATTTTTTATTATATTCGCTATAGGCCCTATTTCGGAATAAAATAATATATCACCTTTTTTAGCTTCCATCTTTAGACTCCTTTTTACAACCTTCTAATCTATATTCTAAAAATTTATATTCCCCAATTAACCATTCAACAAAATCAGAAGAGTAAACCATACTATTATTTAATTCCCATACCGCAATATCATTTATAATATCCTGTAAAGGGATCTTTGTCTTTTTACCTGTTTTCTCTTCATATATTTCTTCTAATGTTTTTGGTGGCATTTTTTAACTCCTTTAAAACTTCTTTCGATAAATAACTATCATCTGGCATTATTTATTCCTATTTTTTATTTTGCTAATATAATCATTATTAATTTTAGACAAATTTATATCACTTGAATCAATTCCAAACGGGTACTCTTTTTTAAATATTTCTATAACTTCATTCTCTTCGATTATTTTCATATATCACCTCATTGTTATTTAAAATAAATTGCATATACACAATTATTTACTTTTAAATCTGTTTTCATACCATCAAAAACAAAATCAGTTTTAATCCATTTTTTAATAATCACTGGAGAATCTTTTTTATATCCATTTCTAAATATTATATTATTAAATCTTTTATGTTCAGTGCTTTGAACTAATCTACTATGCCAATAAGGAGTGACTTCTCTATATTCAATATTTTTTTCGCCTGATTTAATTTTATCAAACCATTCCTTTTTTACTATTAAATATAAATCCTTCATTCTTTCACCTCATATATAATAATAGTTGCTATGGTAAGATTCGATTCTTACAATAAGCACCTAGACAGCGAAACGTTTCAAATATGCTTCTAGGCCTGCGTTCAAGCACTTCCTAATGGCTTATTTTTCCCGTCTATAAGTTTGTGTTATGGGCATCCAGTTGCCTACTGGCATAACAACTTATTTCTTAAGGGCGTCTCTATTCCGCCACATAGCAACTATTTATTTAATATTTTAATTCAATTTTTATTCTTTGTCCATATGCCGACCAACCAATTTTAGAATCCTTTGTAACAATTCGATTAAACTGTTGACTATTCTTAATTTTAAAGCTTTCTTTGTCGAAATCGTCCACTTGAAAATTAAACACAAATGGGCAACAGCATAATTTCTTTTCATCTAAGTTATATACAATTAAATAAATCTCTTGATCTTCCAATATATATTGAGATAGATCAATAATTTGTTCTTCTGTAGGTACTTCGCCTTCATATATCAATACTGTTGTTAATTTTTTCTCTTGAATAATTGTTTTATCGTCTTTGCCATCGTCACCGTCCTCACTTTGCTGTAAAGGGCAACTTATTAACATAATACTTAGTAAAATTAAAATAAAATACTTCATTTTTTCTCCTTTTCTATAAAATATTTAATAATTTTTTTCCATTCTTTTTTAATTTCATTTTGAACATTAAGATCAATTTCATACCATTCATCCCCTAATCCTGAACGATCTGCAATATCAGAAATTATAGCACTAATAATTTTATCTATTGTCTTATCAGATATCTTCATTCTTTATTCTCCTTAATTTTTATTAGTTTAAATTTATCGCCTACTTTATAACTTTCTTCAAAAGTATAAAAGTAATAATTTACACCATCCGCATCTTTTAAATAAACTTTTTTTCTAAATTCATTTTTTATACCCTTAATCTTAATAATACAATATTCTTCATCAAATTTAATATGCTTTTCAAAAATTGGTTCACAACTAACCAACATAATAAATACCAATAAAATAAATAATAATTTTTTCATTTATTTTCCTTTAACTTTAATTTTTTAAATAATTTAATAATTTTAATAGTAAAATAAATAAGTCCAAAAATATACCAAGAAATTGTAAAACTAATGAATAATGTTCGCCCTATCTCACCAGCATCAATAGTAATCTTGAGAATCCACATAAACATGAATAAAAGAATTAAATATGCTATTCCTACTAAAACATAAAGAATACAAATAATCATAAAATCCTTTTTCTTCATTTATTCTCCTTTAAATCCTTTAATTGTTTTATAAAGTAGGCACTTTCCCAAAAGTGCTATTAGCAAAAGGATTACGTAAATGCCCATTTATTTTTAATTCAATATCTAAATGCGTGCCGTAACCTTCCTCTCGTTCATATTCTGTTATTTCTCGCCATATTTCTTGATTATCATCCCATGTGGCACATCTTCCAGAGTTACCAATATAAGCAATCTCTTGATCTTTCTTTATATATTCACCCTCTAAAACAAAAATCTGGCTTAAATGTGAATATCTTATCTCTACCTTTTCTATTTTTGGCTTACCTTTTATCAATTCCATTAAAACTAATCCTTTAAGGACTATATAATTCCCGTATATATCAGAATATCCAACTTCCTCAATTTTACCAAAAAACCCTCCGTTTACAGTAATGTCCATTTCAGCCTTCCAATCTGTGCTTTTAGAATCCTCCATTTCTCCATTTATATACCTTACCCCTGTTTCACTTGTAATATACCCGTTCTCTATAGGTTTAGCCAATTCTTTATGTTTCCATTTATATTGCTTTATGTTATGTTCTTTTTTATATTTTCTTGCTATTTCTAAAGCATTCTCATCAACAGGTAACCCCTTTCCCCCAATTGCAAATATATTATCTTTAAGCTTTTTATTCTCTTTCTGCACTTGCGTTAATCTATACTTATAATTTCCTATACTTATATCAAACTGAAAAATCAATACAAGTACAAATATCATAAATAACATTTTGCTTAACGTTAAATAATACTTTAATGTCATGGCTTAACTCCTTAATAATTCTGAATTTTCATATATATTGCCGATTAATTCAATTTCTTCAGAACAGCCTAAATAATCAATAGAAGTAAAAAGACTGGGATTTTCTGTTTTTTGTTCAATCCACCTGCAATGTAAATTTACAGTATCAAAAAATGATTCAATTATTCCTATACCATATTCTCCAATTGAATTATAATATTTTATAATATCGCCTTCATATATTTCTTTGCCGTTTTTATCTTTTAAATCAATGTATTGCATTAAAATATCTTCGTCATCTTCTGACATCATATTCATTGTTAATTCTCTCAATCTATCAGGATATATCATATCTTTTGTTGATTTATGCCAACATCTAAATTTAATTTCTCTCATTTATTCCCTCTAAAAATGTATTGTGATACATAACCCATGGGCTGATATAATTTAATTGGCGCATACAACGGTTTTATTTCAGTCATCGATTTATCTAAAATAATAAGTTTATCTTTTTCAAAAGGATGCAAAGTATAAACATATTTACATGTTTCAACCCTATCAATTTCTTTTTTAACCAATTTCATTAAAAACTTTTTTAATAAATATTCTTTTAAATCTATTTGATTCTTTTTTTGGTAATATGATTGACAAAAATTATTAAAATCTTCTACGTCAAATTTTCCCATATTCGAGGTGAATATATTATGATTATTTTGTTTGATATGTGCTAGTTTTTTCTCTAACATTGTTGTTTATTATACGTTAATTTTGTTTTTATTACAAGTTTTTTCTTTGGTTTTTAATAGCCGTTGCCGTTGCCGTCGCCGTCGCTGTAACCGTAGCCGTTGCCGTCGCCGTAGCCGTCGCCGTAGCCGTCGCCGTAGCCGTAGCCGTTGCCGTTGCCGTAGCCGTTGCCGTAGCCGTCGCCGTAGCCGTCGCCGTAGCCGTAGCCGTCGCCGTTGCCTAAATTGCTTTGTCCTTCTTCATTTATAAAACTTTTTTCCATGCCTCTTCCTCGCAATTTATTAATAAAATTGTTGTAAGATAATCAAATTCGACCACTCCATAACATTTATCAAGCACAGTTTTTGAAGTTTTCCCTTTTGCCAATTCACCTAGCCCTTTTTCTGTTCCCCATGATCTAATTATATAAGCATTATATAATTTACAATCATTCCCTTTTCTTTCAAATCTACCTATTACAACCCATCCTCTTTGTAATACTACAATTTTAATAGGACTTTCAATATTATTTTCTTGTAACTCAGAATAATATTTTTTCCCATTAATTGTTATAACGTCTAAATTTTGTTCCATAAAATTACTCCTATATATTAAATATAATTCAACTCCTTATATAAATTATAGGCACGGTAGGATTCGAACCTACGATGTAACTTAATGCAAACTAGTATGACTCAAGCCTTTGTCCATGCCTATAACAAAAGGGATAAGGAGAAAATTTATTACAAGAAATTATCATGAAAAAAAGTCTTATAAAAGATGTTGATAAGAAAGATTGCATTCAAAACTCCTTATCCCTAAAAATTATTCTTCATATGCCCAAACATCATTATACCACATATTATTTTGACTTACACTTCCAGCTATTATCAATAATTTTCCATCAAAAACCACAGCTGATAATGACGCTCTTTTGCCCCAAGGAATATCCCCTAATTGACTCCAACTTGAACCATTCCAAACATATACATCGTTGCCTACATTATCTTCAGAACAATCTGGTTCATGCCATTCCATAGTATTCTGAATAACTCCGCCTATAAGATACATATTATCATTATATACGACAAGCCCACTTCTAGCCCTTTCATAGATAGAATTTGAACTTGCTTGAATCCAATTATATCCGCCATCTGTACTATAATAAGCATCATCTCTAAGATAATAAGTACCGACTCCATAATTACCACCAATAACCCATATTTTCCCGTCTTGGTCTTTTGCAGAAATATGATTACATCTTCCACCCCAGCTTGCATGTTCTACTAATCGAGTAAGGACTGTCCCGTTAAATGACCATACGTCATCAGCATCCCAATACTGAGTTTTTTCTGCGTTGCAACAATACCCACCAATAATGAGGATTTGACTCTCAGATATTTTCACGATTGTATGTCCAGCCCTACGGCCAAGGGAAGAAGAACCAGAAAAACAATCCCAATAATAGCCATCTATACTATACCATATATCTGAAGCAAGAGTCCCCGATTCAGTACATCCTCCAAAAAGCCAGTATTTCCCTTGAAAATATACTACTGCATGAGAACGCCTATAACACCAAGGATTATTCCCACCTGTATCCACTTTTTTTTGTATCCATATTCCACCATCATTGCTTTCCCAGACATAATTATGAAAATCATTATTATGTCCTCCAATTTTCACTAATTTTGTGCCATTGTTGACAACAATATTAGATGTCTCGTCTGCAGGGAAATTAGCATTCCCTGTTAATTTTGTCCAACTCATATTACTCTCTCCTCATTATAATAAAAAAATTATATATACCAGTAATTAAAATATTGCCAATAATTAAACATCCCAATATAACTTTAAAATTATGTTTTAAATACATTCCTAGTATAATTATACAAAAAATAAGCAATAAAATCAAACATATTACAATTTTTTTCATTTAATTTTCTCCAAAAATTCAAGTAATTCTTTTGCCTGTATTGAATCGAAAAAATTAGCATTATCTCTAATATTTTTTAACCATTCAATATATTTTCTAGGTGGCTTTTTTTGTTTTAATTGTTTTAAATTATCTATAATACAAATTTCACATTGATTTTCTATTAAATCTTGAATACAATTATCTTCAGAACAATCACAGATTAAATTTTTTATTTTCTGTTTAAAAGTTTCTAGTTCATTATCTTTCTCTTTTATTATTTGTTCGATTGCCTGTTGAAATAATTTTATCTGCTCTAAATGCTCCCCTAAGCAAATAAAAGTTTGATCCTGTATATTGTATAAAAGTTTTTCTAAATCTTCATTTCTCAAATAATGAATATCAAACATCGTATAATTATATTTCCTTGCCTCTTCTAGCTTATCAACCTTCTTTTCTACGATACATATATCATCAACGTTTATGTTTTCTACTTTTGGTTTTTGAATTTTCTTGAACATTGCATTATTCTGACAAGATTCGCAAATTATAGTATTATAATTATTACAATCTAAGCATTCTTTAAGTTTCGAATCTTGCTGTTCATTATCTTTTATATATCCTAATTTTTGCCATCTTTTTATTATCATATCAAACCAATATTCATTTATCATTTCATTTAAACTGCTTAATAATTTTTGTGCTTCTTTCTTTTCTATCATTTATTTACCCCTTGATTTCATTATATTTTTCATATTTTTCTTGTGCTAATTTCAATGCGTCAAGCGGATTATTAGGATTACATTTAGCCGCGTACTCTAATTCTTTACTTGAAGCATTGTCAATATTTCCTCCATATTTTTCTAATAATTTATAATAAGTAAACCAACCCATCTTATTTACTCCTTAGTTTTTGATAATAGTTGTTTCCCCCCTGTAACCCAGCAAGATTTACATTCTGGACTATCTTTAGAATTACAACTATCACAATCGATATGAAAAGTAATTATATTATCTAAATATTCTTTCAATTCCTTTTTTTCTTGTTGTAGTTGTTCGTTTTGTTTTTGTTCGTATCCCAGTTGCTCTCTTAACTCTTTTAATATTTGTTTAGCTCTTACAAGATTTTCTGTTGTGTTTTTATTTTGTTTTTCTAATGCTTCGACTTTTGGAATATATAAACCTAATACTTGAGAAATTAATATTATTGAAACGTTTCCCAAGCCAGCTCCTTTTTCGTTCAAAAATTTAAATATTTCTTTTGGTAAATTATTGTTCATATTCTCTGATAATTTCATTTCTTTCCCCTTTTTATCTCATGCTTTTTATTGCTAAGATATATAATTAGTTTATCTATTATTTCTATTTTTGTATGTTTATAGTGATGATCTAATACTTCATCGATAAAAAACATAATATTCTTTACTTCTAAGTTTATCATTTTTCATTCCATTCACTGCAAAAGGCTATCTTTATATCCCCATATTGCTGAATTAAACAATTAGAACAATGATCCTTTAATTTGCAATTCTGACAAGTCATCTTTTCTAGTTCGGATAATACCCATCGTAAAGCATCAACTTTACCCTGAATATAGCCACCATCAATATGAGGCTTATTTATTTTTTTTATTTCCTCTTCAATTTTTTCTTTTAATGTCATAATTGCTCCTTAATTAATATTCTGAATCTATCTCTATACTATTACTAGCAACTGGTTTTATTTTTAAATGTCTACTTCCACTTATTACTCTCAATATTATCCTATTGTCCTTTAACTCTATTGAATATCTTATATTATTATTATCAAGTAATTCTATTGATAGATTTTCAGGATTATCATTAGTAAATAAAATGCCTTTATTCTCTACCATTTCAAGAATATCACCTATTATTATTTTCATTTTATTTCTCCTCTTTCTTAATATCCCCCTGCCGTCCATTACAGACAATGAAAGGCTTTAATAAAAGAGCCGGCCGATCGAAGTAAGCCGGTTTAAACTCTTTTACTAAAGCCTTCCTTATCTTCGATCTATTAATAAGTATAGCTCAATTTTTAAATTTTTCAATTATTTTCTTCTTTTTTTTCACTTTTTTCAAATTTTTTTCTGACACATTCAAAACATAAACCGTCAGTATCTTTTATAAAAGTATCCGGAATTCCCTTTGAACACCCTTTACATTTCACTAAATTAAGTTTCATATCATTCATTCCATCTTCTAAAAAATATCACCGACAGCCATCATTTTCTTTTGAAGTTTCAAATGGCTATCGGTTTTAACAACTCCTTTATAAATATAATACATTGATATTAACATCATATAGGCATCGCATTCATCGGTCGATTCAAAAGATTTATTATAGAACTTATTAACTGCTTCAATGTAGACCTTCGCCTTTTGTTTTTTTGGCAGTTCTAATTTAACCATTGCCTGCCAGGTCGAAGGATTAACCTTAATGATTTTAATATTCTGATTATATAAAGCTAACAATATAATTCCTTTTACTTCAGCCAATGCAGTTATTGATCTGGAATTACCAATTGAAAAAGGATAATCCTCTAAAAAGGCAACTTCAATTTTATTGTCCAAGCATAAATCAGTTATTCTAATATAAATATGTTGATACTTCTCATTATCATTATTCAATTTTGTAGTTGTAATCGTCTCATGATATTCTTTATTAGTCTTAATATAAATGCCTATATGTGCCTTCGCACTATCAATACTTATTATATTCAAAGTTATCTCCTGTCAAAATGGGACATCATCATCATTTGAAGATGAATCTTCCACATCTTTGCTTTTAGATACTGACGATAAAAATTGCACTGAATTTGCTGTTATTTCAACCTTCGATCTAGTTTGACCAGATGCCTTATCCTGCCATCTATTTTGCCTTAGAACTCCATTAATAGCAACCTGGCTGCCTTTTTTCAAATATTTTTCACAATTAATAGCCTGATTTCCCCACACAGTAATATCAAAAAAATTAGCATATTCTTTTCTTTCATCCCCTTGAGTATAACTATCATTATTTGCTATAGAAAACTTTGCAACTGCCTTACCTGAGCTGGTGTACTTAATTTCTGGTGGTTTAACTAATCTTCCGATTAAAAAAACATGATTCAAATCTTTAGCCATTATTTTTCTCCTTCAGGATCTTCAATTTCTGGCTCGGTATCATCTTTACCATCAAATAATTCTTCATTGATTTTTTCCATGAAAAGACTTACATCATTATATCTAAGTTTAACTAAATCAATTTCTTTTTCTTTATCATACAATTGTTCCAAGATCAAACTTAACTTATCGCCATTTCTTAAGCGTCTGAATTTAATATCAAATACTTCAAACACACTATCTACAACTATTATATCTTTTTGATTTTCTGGTGGTATTTTTTGTGTAATCTTAACTTTTACATTGTCACCCCTAAATTCAATCAACTCTCTTTCAACGTCTAAGTCTTCCTGGCATTCTAAGACTACTCTTAATTTATTCCCATTTGCAAGCCGTCTTACAGATAAATCAAATAATTCAAAAACTCCATCAAATGTATTCATTCTTTTTCTCCTTAAATTTATTTTAACCTTACTCGGTTAATTGCTTTTTAAAGGCATTACAGGTATGATTATAATCTATATCTGCATGCCTATCTGTTTTACTTTCACCAATAAAAGCACATTGAATTTTTACTTTCTCTCCATCATGAAAGTTCATATGTTGCATATTAACGCAATTATAGCATTTATTTTCATTTTTTGCTAATCGATAATGATATTTTCTTTTTACCAGTAAAAAAGGTGATATACCCATTCTATGAGCTTCTGCACTTATCTTTTCGTAATTGATCTTCATTTCGTCCTCCATAATTTTTTCCTGTTTCCCACTTATTGCATATTCCTGGACATCCATAATATAAGTTTTCCAATAATTCTTATTCCAAGACATATCCCATATAAACCACCCAGTTACAATCCCACCGCAATAAAACTTTCCGTCCTCTCGTAAAGGATACCTATAATCAACCATTCTGTTAAAAATATGTATTTCTCTTAAATGTTTCCATATTCCGTTTTCATTTCTTTTGTAGGCCCCGAAATAATTAGTTCTTGCAATAAAGGCGAATTTATCTTTTACTACTTCCTTTGCTTTCATTACGAAAGCATCAAATAAACTGAAGGGTGGATTTGTAATTATTATATCATATTTTTTATTTTCTTTTAAAAAATCTTTTGTTATGCCATCCGAAAATGAAATATATTTATCATAAAAATCAACAACAGAAAAATATTCTTTCAAAATATCAACTATAGCACCCTTGCCACATGCGACCTCGCCTACATATTTATCAAGATTAAATATTTCTAATTCCATCAATTTTCTAGTTAAAATATAAGGAGTCTCATACATATCATCTTTTGATTTTCTAGCCATATAATCTCTACCCATTTTTTCTCTCCAAATAACACTCGCATTTTGCACATATATAATAATGACCTTCTTTTTCTTTCATTTAATTATTTCTTCCCATTTTTTATTGTAATATTTTTCGATAATATTAATAGATTTTTCAGAGCAAAATTCATTATTATAATAATAATGTTTAACTTCATCTAACAGAGCCTCAGCCATTTCTTCCTGTAATTCTGCTTCTTTTTTGAGATCGGATAATATCCAATCATAAGTATCAAAAGGTTCACAAAATATCTTTCTATTTATTCCAGCTTCATTTAAACTTTGTTCATTCTTTTTTATCTTTTCAATTATATCTTTTAACATACTATTACTCCTTATATCATCTTATTTTTCCTGCTTTTCTATTAATTGCGCGATTCTTTGTAATGCTAATAATTTATCTGATATTTTATCAGATTCGTTGCTTTCTTTTAATAATAATCTATCCATTTTATTTATCTTTATTCCTATCATTTCCAAATCAGATATTATAATAATAATTTTATTTTCTAATCTTACATTATCCTTATATTCTTGATATTTCATACTATATCCTTTTTATATAAAATAATAGTTTCATTAAATTTTTTTCTATTATATAATGAAATAAAAGGACACTTAAAATTATATTTCTTATATACTTTTATCGCCGTATTAGTTAATTGTTTAACTGTATTAAATCGAATAGTTTTACATTTATTTTCTTTCCATAAATTTAAATGGATTCCTGCTGTTTGATCTTTTTCATCTAAAATTTCAGCTTCTTTTTTAGATAAAATTCTTTTTAACTCAATCTTGTTTTTTACATAAAATCCCCAAGCTCTATTATCTATATTATCTATATTTATAGATTTATCAAAGATTAAATTAAATGAACCATAATAATGAATAGCATCAAGAGAATTATTTACCCATGAAGTTATATTAAGCACACACAATTCAACATTCTCTATATTGTCTATATTTATGTTATTCATGC